TCAAGTTGACCGACTACGCTCACACCGCACTTTCGGACAACCGGCTTCGCATCGGGTTCACGAACCCAAAGGCCAAGAGGGCCGGACACGTGTGGCTCATCTTCAACAGGGCGAGCATCGAATGCTATGGCGGGCGTGGGGCGGGTCGCCGAGCCTGGGACACTTCGGTCTTGGCGGACAGGGCGGACTTCTGCTTTGTTCTGACCGAGCCGATTCAGTAAGACGGCGGCGGGGCACTGACGATTAGGTTGGCGACACATAGCAACGTGACACCGATCCCAGCAAGGGCGAGCAGAGTCAACACAACGGTTTCCGCCCAGTGCATCTTGGTGCGGCCGCATTCCATGATCCGTTCGACGTATCGAAAGATGGTGTAGCAGGCTATGATGATCCCAATACTGGCGAGCATGACGATTCTTCTCCTTGCTTCCGTGTATTGTCTGCCGCTGCAAGCGGGTCGTGCGCATCCATCACGGCGTGCACGACCCGCTTGTCCGCCTGGACATACATTCGTGTAGTTTCGAGACATTCGTGGCCCGCCTGCGCTTGGGCAGCAAACACGTTGAATCGGGCCATTTCTGTAATACAATACCTGCGCCCGGAGTGGGATGTCAATTTGATTCCGACGTTGCTGGCCGCGCGTTGTAGAGATCGTGCGAGGGTTGTGCTCGTGTAGGGCGTGCCATTCCGGGAGACAAACAGGTTGTCGTTTGGCACGTCCATTGCTTCGCGCGCCGCAAGGTATTGGATCAACACCGTTGCGACCGTCTCCGGAAACGCGACAACACGCGGCTTGTGTGTCTTGGACGTTCGCACCGTGATCTCTTTGCAGTCCAGGTCAATGTCGGCTATGCGCAGTCCGCTCGCTTCGGAGATTCGGAGTCCAACACCGAACAGCAATGCAGCCACGGTCCAATCGCGCAGGGGGCGATAGCGCGTCGTGCTCTTCTGCTCGCTCTGGATGTGGGCGAATAGCCGCCCCACATGCGGTCTGGATCAGGTCCTCGCTTGCGACAACTTCGTCATTCACATTACCGGCCAGTTGAAATAGCCGCTGGGTTTGATCTGGTGACAGATCGAAACCACGGGCGAACCTCGCGTTGATCTTGGACGACGGAACATGCCCCTGTAGCATCCGGCTGATATACGCCTCGGAAATGCCCGTCTGAGATGCCGCCTGTGCCAACCCTACCGGCCTGGTAACGTCGCGGATGAATTGCGCGTATTCCTCTGAGATTGCCACGATTATCTTCCCACCTCCTTTCCCTGTCAGCATTCTAGTTACCTCTGTTGCCCTCTGTTGTCGCTCTAAACCACACTATTATACCCCCCTGACAAAAGTTTACCACTGGTACAATTACCTGTTTTGAAAAAACCTGTTGACAGCGAACCTCGGCTGTGGTATATTTTCACCAACATGGGCCCCGCTGCAACGTGCTACACGGAGGTAACCCTTGACTGAACGGAGTCGCAAGCGTCCCCTCGATACAGTGATAAAGCTGATTACCGGCACGGAGGCCGATGCCTACCTCCACACCCAGATTCAAGCAGGCAGATCCTCACGGGAAATCGCCCAACAACTCGACAACAACTGCACGTACGCGGCAATACTGCATCGCATCAAGGGGTTGGGATATACCTGGGATGGCGAGCGGTGGATTCAGGCAAAGGTCGCCGCATAGAAAGGAGTCCTTGTGCACACTAGGGTCGTGAGCAGAATCGGGTTCGTCGCTGGTGTCGTTGTGGGAGTAACGGCACTGTGGGTGGGCATCTACGCGATCGTCGCCCACGCGTTCGCACACTAACACACAAACGGGAGAATCACATGGCTACTACCGCAATAGTTGATGGGAGGATCGTCCGCAGAACCAAACGAATGCCGCGCCGTCGGGCCGATTCGTTTGCCCGGATGCTCCAACACAACAGCCGCCTGCCCTTGACCGGCATCGAGGTTGTGATCGAGGGTGACTACGGCACGGTCGAGTTCTGTCCGACCGGGAACCTGCAAAAGCGGCTCATCGATGAACAGCAGCAACGGCGGCTCGCCAAGGTGCCCGACGTCAAGAGATACAAATGGCGACGCATCGGCACCCGCGCCTGGCATTGCACGAGCTCCGAGGACAACCACTACAGCATCTTTCTGGACGCGCCCAAGTGCACGTGTCCGGACTGGTCGAGAATGCACGCTCTGGACAAGAAGTGCAAACACTTCCTCGCGGCCGAGCTCGGCGAAGCGAACTGGCAGAGAGATCACACAGGTGAATCGAATGGCGCTCGGTAGATGCATCGCATGGGACTATGCGCGGGACTATTTGATCATCGTCGGGTGTGTGGTTGTCGGTATGTATATCACATTCTTCGCGGCCCCGGCAGTATGGAGAGCGATCGCAAACTGGTTCGAGGCACGGCGGATGAACCCATTTCTCAAACGGATACGGCAGCAACCGGACATCATCGGTTGGCTGATGGATAACAAAACGCCAAGGAGGGAACGATGGGGCAACACATTTCGCACTCGCAGATAGGTAAGATGCTATCGTGCGCGCGGCAATACCAATACTCGTATATCGACAAACTCGATTCACTGTGGGGATATCCGTTCCTGCTGGGGCAATCCTACCACGCCGCGATCGAGCGGAACTTCCGCGCCAAACTCAACACTGGAGAGGATCTGGCTGTTGAGGATTGTGTTGCGGCGTTCGAATCGTACTGGAACTCCGAACTTGGTAGCCGGGAGTGGAACTGGAAAGACCAGAAGCCCGGAGATATCTACGATCACGGCGTCGGGCTTGTCAGGCTCTACCTCGCAACGACGGCGCCGTTTGTGATGCCTGCGCAGGTCGAAGTTCCGTTCAACATCCCGTTCCCCGAACTGACAGGCCGCACACTCAAGGGCCGGATCGACCTGATAACCGACAAGGGCGTGGTTGTCGACCACAAGACCTCGACCAAGGCAAAAAGCGAGAAGATGATCCACAAGGAGATCCAGTTCTCCGCCTACGCCGCAGTGGTACTCGCGGACCCCGCGCTGGACGTGGTTCCGTGTGCGTGGCACACCGCGATCTATAAAAGCAAGCCCGAGATACAGGAACTCGGGACGGAGCGAAACCGCGCTGATGTTGCGTGGTATCTGGCGCTGTGCGAGCAGGTGATACGGCAGATCGATTCGGGCATCTTCCCGCCGAACCCCACGTCGATGTTCTGCTCCCCGGACAACTGCGGGTTCTGGGATAGATGCAAGGCAGGTGCGCGCTGATGGCCTACACCAAAGATCAGCAGGCACTCCTCGATAGGTGGAAGAAGCACGCGAACATCGCCCTGCGTCAGAAGACCAGAGATGGGTGGGTAATGCCGTCGAAAGCAGAGCAGGATTACCTCTTCGACATGGCGCTCGACTACGGCCTCGATCCACTAAAGAAAGAGATTTGCCTGGTGTTCGGCAATATCTACTTCACCGTCGGCGGGCTCTACCGAATCGCCAACCGGGACGACATACTGAACGGGGTGGAAACGACTGACGCGCAGTATGTCAATCCGATCGACCCGGAAGTCGAGACATCGCGCAGGTGGATCATCACGGTGCGGATGTGGAAAAAAGGCGCAGAGCATCCATTCGAAGGGGTTGTCGACGAACTCGAGTACCGCAACAGCAAGAGTGATATCTGGCAGAAGTGCCCGCGCCGAATGACTACCAAGTGTGGCGAAGCACTCGTGCTGCGAATGATGCTCAATGTCGGCATTCCTACGATCGAGGAAATGGGATACGACGAAGCGACGGGAACAACGGCCGAAGAAGCGATCGTGGAAACCCGCGCCGTCGAGCAGGTCGAGAAAGCAACGGACAACGCAGAAGCGGCCAAAGAGAAGAAAGAGGCCGCAACAACAGAGAAGAAAGAGGCCAAGGCCGAGAAGAGCACCAAGACGCAGCTTGAGATGATCGGGTCGCTCTACAAACGAATGGGGCTCAAGCGCGCGGGCGACGACGGCAGCGAGGCACTGTTCAAGAAGCAGTTCCCCGAGCTTGACCGCGAACAGTATCTCACCAAAGACCCGGCCGACACCTACATCCGGTTCCTCTACGGAAGACTATTGGCGTTCACGATCAAGCAATCGGGTCTGCCAAAGGAACTTATTGAGAAAACCATCGGCGACACGATCAAGGATACCAAGAACCTTACGCCGGAAGAGGCGGACGCGTGTATCCTCGCTCTGAAACACCACGTGATCGACCAGTTCTACACCAAGCTCGGTTGGAGTGAGGACGAGCGCACGAAGCACTGGGGCGTGCACAGTCCGGACATCGCGTCAGTCTCCGATGCGAGTGTCGATCAACTCGAGGGCTACATTGCCGAACTCGAAGCGGCGCTGGAGGAATCTCAGAAGTCCCCTGCCACGGATGGCAAGCCCACGGATGGCGCGGGACAGGGCAGCCTAGTCGAATAGGCGACTCGCAAGGGGTGCGGGACAGGACGTTTCGCGCCCCTTGAACTTCACACAAGCGGGAGCAGATTATGGAAATCCATAAGACGGAAGTAGACCAAGGCGACTCAAAGTCGAGCGTAACGATAATCAGAATCAAGCCGGACTGCGAAAGGGGCAACCTAGCTGCATTCCGGAACGCAGTGGCCATTGCGCTTACTCAACGTGGCTGGGAGACTGATTCCGACTGTAAGTTCTTCCGGCTCAAGATTGCTGGCTTCCCCCCTCACGTTCGTCATGAATGGAATGCGCGGTGGGAAGAGGGAGCGTTTAGGATCGATGGGTGCGCGCTTACGCGGACCCACCCGCAGGCCATGAGTAAGGCGATGCGCGAGGTCGAGGAAGTCTGCAAGGCGGCCGAAAGAGTGTTGCCGATCTGCGCGCTTATCGCCGCGGAACACGAAGCCGCGGTGATCGAGGTAGCTGAAGGGGTGCTGAATCAGGCCAATGGCCTACAGAGGCAGATATCCTCGAACACTGGCTGCATCGGTGCGATCGAGTCCGAACTCACTGACCACATCCAGGAGATGCACCGACCGTGGTGGCAGAAGGCATGGGAAGCGTGGGCAAGCATCTGGAACCCGCCCGCGCCGCCGCGTGAAACAGACGACCTCGGGGACATCGCGTAAACTTTCGCCGCCCCGTTCCTGCTTGAATCTATTACATCAGGTGGATCTACTGTCACACCAGCGGGGCGGCGATTCGATTCAAGGAGAAAAGCATGGACGACGCGACCATCATGGTTTTTCACTGCGACCGCGCCCAATCCGACTACGAATTACCGCTCGATGAATGGCGGAGCGTGTCGGATCGGAACGCGACGTGTCCGGGTTGCGGGCAGCGGATCTGGCTCACATCGTATCCGGGCGAACGAGTGACCGATCGTGCGAAGGCACCCAAACACTACAGAGTCGAGGCGAAGTGATGGCTTTCATATCTCGGATCTCATACAACCGCGTTGTCTCCGACGGCAACTTCGGCAACGACTCGATCCGGGCGGAAATGGAGTTGAGCGAGACAGACGACCCTTGCGTTGCGGCTCAGGAGTTGCGGCACTTTGTGAACGAGCAGATATACAACGCGCGGTGCGATCGGCTGAACGGAACCGAGGTGGACTCAGACTACGATGATCCGTTCACTGAAGAGGGATAGGGCATAACAAGGGGGCGAACATGGTTGACCTGGAGGGACTGAACACACAGCAGTTGGAGGCCGTGAATCACGGGCGCGGGCCGTGCCTCGTGTTGGCAACCGCGGGTTCGGGCAAGACTCGTGTTTTGACACTACGCGCGGGGCGGCTGATCGAGGATGGTTATGTAGATCCCACGCGATTGCTGCTCGCGACATTCACGCGCAAAGCCGCCGACGAGATGCGGTCGCGACTCAAGACGTTCATCGGCGAGGAGGCGGACCGGGCGTGGATCGGCACGTTTCACTCGCACTGCCTGCGCATACTCAAGATCACGTATCACGAGCTCGGATACCCGACGTTCGAAACGCTGGCGCCCGGACAGGCGATACGGCTGGCGCGGGACATTCTCGGGCCGCGCGATGCAAAACACACCTACGCGATGGAATGGGATACCGACCCGAAGGCCGTGCTGTCGACGATATCCCGCGCGAAAGCAGATCTGGTCGATGTCGATATTTGCGAGCCCTACTTCGAACGGCTCGGGCTATTGCCGATTGTCGATCGCACAATTGATTTCTGGCACAGGTACGAAGACCAGAAGCGGCAACGCCGATTGCTCGACTTCGACGACTTTCTGCTTCGAACGCATCAACTGATGGCAAAGCAGCCGGAGGTCTTGGATCGATGGCAATCGTCGTTCGACTTCATCCTCGAGGACGAGGTGCAGGACACGATGATAGCCCAACATGCCATAGTCACGGCGCTCGCGGCCGGGCACCGGAACTACTTTGCCGTCGGGGATGCAAATCAGTCGATCTACGGGTTCCGCGGGTCGGCGCCGGATCTGACTGTGCTGTCGTTCCAGAAGCAGTATCCGGACGGCGTGATTATCAAGTTGCCGAAGAACTATCGGTCGCAAGCGGAGATCGTCGACGCGGGCGCCAGTCTGATCCAGTGCAATCCGATGTCGGCAAACTACAGCCTGGAGCCCAACGCCCATCGACCCGCCGGCGACGACCCCGTGGTGATCGAATCGGTCGACGAGGACGAAGAGGCCGAGCACGCCGCCGACATAATACGGCATCATCGGTCTATCGGGGTGAAGTATGGAGACATCGCTATACTCTACCGCACGAACGCGCAGTCGCGGGCTCTCGAGGACGCGATGGTCAGACACGACATCCCCTACATCGTCTACGGCAGTTGTGGGTTCTACTCGCGCCGAGAGATCATGGATCTGCTTGCGTATCTCCAGCTTGCACACGATGCGAATTGCCCGGTCGGTGATGACGCCCTGAAGCGGGTTATCAATGTTGCGTCGATCTGGTTCGGCACTCGCAACGGCATGCCTAAGACCACGCACTTTCTCGGGCGGGCTTTCCTGGATGAACTGAAGCGCACCGCGAAAGCGTCCGGTTGTTCGATGTCCCAAGCGCTCAGTGCCGGCATGTGGAAGCCCTGGCAATCGGATGGGGTAGATGATTGTCTTGATATCGTCAGCAGCGTTCGACACGCCGGGCCGAGGCCGGTGCAGATGATACAGAAGGCGCGGGGGATTGCCTACGATGCGTATTTGGCGCGCGAAGAGGGCGCCGCGGACAACGACAACGAGGGCACCCGATCCGACAACCTCGACGAACTGGAGCGCGCCGCGGACGGATTCAGCAATGTTGCGGCGTTCCTAGCGTTCGTCGAGAAACAGCAGTCCAAGGCGAAGAAGCCGAAGAAAGATGAGGATTGCGTGCAACTGCTCACGCTGCACCGCGCAAAGGGTCTTGAGTGGCCGATAGTCTTCCTTTCCGGTGTCGCGCACGGCTTATTGCCTCACAAACGCTCTCTGCGCTATCTGGACGCGCTCAAGCGCATTGTGGACCCGGCGTCGATCGAGGAAGAGCGGCGGCTTTGTTACGTCGGCATCACTCGCGCGATGGACAACCTGTATGTGTCGCGACTGCTCACCCGGAACGGGCAGGAGATGCCGCTATCGACGTTTCTTGTCGAAGCCGGCGTGGTCGATGAAAAGGAACTCTTGCAGGAGGTTAGTTGATGGCCAGGATACGCACGATCCACCCATCGGTGTGGGACGATGAGGATGTCGGCTCGTTTTCGGATGGCGCTTTCCGCGCACTCATCGTGCTTATCTCAAACGCCGACGACGAAGGCCGGGTGCAAGCGTCGGCTCGATATGTGCGGGGTATCGCGTGGAGATATCAGGAAAATTACTTGATAGCGACGGTGCAAGCACACATCGAAGAGGTAGATAAGGGAATGCGGAGTTTCGTCCGGTACGTCGTGGACGGCCGTGAATACGCGGTGTTCTTGAAGTATCGTGACTGGCAGACACCAAAGAAACCCCAGCCCTCCAAGCTGCCTCCCCCTCCTGCCGCCGCAATAGAATCTAAGCGGGAACTAGTGAAGAACCGGTGTGGTACCAGTGGGTTACCAGTGGCGGACGACGGCGGAACCGTTGTGTTACCAGTTCCCCCAGGGTTACCCATTGGTGTGGAAAAGGTAACCACAAGTAGAAGTAAAGTAAAGCATGTAGAAGATATAGAAGGGAAGGGTGTGGGAAGGGATTCGGAGGAACTGTTCCCTCTTGCATGCACCATTAACGCAAGTATACGTCAGTGTTTCGAGGTTCTATCCGACATCAAGGGTTATCCCTACGACGCGCAGAAGGACGGAGATCACATCGGAAAGCTCATGGCTGAGTTCCCGAATGCAGATCCCGTCAAGGTCTGTCGCGACTTCGCAACTTACGTGCTCGACAAACCCTTGAAGAAAAAAGCGAACCCACGCCTGCAACTACGGCGCTTCTTTAGCAACGCGAACGATTGGCATGTCCGGGACAATGGCAGTGGAACTCCCGTCGCATCAGCAGGTGCGGATGAACCTCGCTACACCGATAGCGAGGATATGATAGCAGCCATAAGGGGGGCCACCGATGCCGACGAGTGAGAGTGACACCATCACCCGGGTTCCTCCACAAAGCCTCGAGGCGGAGCAGGCAGTGTTGGGCTCGATGATGATAGATAAAGATGCATGCGATATTGGCCTTGAAATGCTGCATCCGGATGACTTCTATCGCCCGGCGCATCAAGAGGTTTTTCGGGCGCTCGGGGCGACGATCGCACGAAACGAGCCCAACGACCTGATTGCGATACAGGAGGAGTTACGCGATCGAGATCAACTCGCAAACTGCGGTGGAACGGAATATCTGATGGCGCTGATAGACACGGTGCCGACTGCCGCGAACATCCAATACTACTCCAACATCGTGCGGCAGAAGGGCTTGCTTCGCTCATTGATCCACGCCGGCACACGGATTGTGGAGATTGTGCACAAAGAAGAGGGCAACCGTGAAGCCGAAGAGATACTGGCGGCGGCGGAGAACCTGATTCTACGGATCGGGGAACGTAAGAGCGGCGACGACATCGCGGAACTCGATGATGTCTACGACGAGATATACGCCAAGCTGCCGACGATGAAGACGAACTACGGAGCGCCAATCTGCCTGCCGAAGCTCGCGGACGCCTGTATCAGCATGGCCTACGGCGAACACATCGTGATAGGCGCCCGGCCGATGGTCGGAAAGAGCGCGTTTGTGTGGCAACTGCTAACCCACGCCGTGCGAAAAGATTGCCCGGCGGCGATATTCTCGCTTGAGATGTCCAAGGAGCAATTTGTGCTGCGCGACCTCGCGGGCGAGTCGGGGATACACCTGTGGCGGATGCTGTCGGAAGAGATGGACGACAACGAATACGCGCGAGTAGGATCGGCTGCTAACCGGGCTAAGGGGAACCGACCAATCATCGTGAATGCCGCGGGCTGGACGACGGCGGAGATAGCGGCATGCGCCCGGCGGCTTGTGCGGAAGGGCGTGAAGATCATTGCGGTCGATCACATCCAGTTGGTGAGTAGTTCGGCGTCGAGTGAGCACGAGCAGATCAAGCAGATATCTCGAGATCTGCAAACCCTGGCTGCCCGCCTGAATATCAGCGTTATCAGTCTGTCTCAGTTCAACCGCAACATCGAACGCCGCGGGCCGGACGCCCGTCCGCGCCTCAGCGACTTGATGGGCTCTGGTGCGATCGAGGCCAACGCCGATATCATCTGGATGCTCTGGCGCAAACTCAACCCCGAGGAGCAATCGTCGATGGGTGTAACCGAGGCAGAGATCATCGTCGCCAAGAACAGGATGCTACCGTCCGCAGTCGTGAAATGCGGGTTCCTCGGGCGCAAGTTCCGGTTCGTAGAAAGGGCGGCGGCATGATCAGAGTCAAACTCAAGGCGTTGTCGCTTAAGCAGCCGTGGGCGTGGGCGATTTTCCACGGCAAGGACGTCGAGAACCGAACGTGGTCGACCCCGTATAGTGGAAAGCTGCTGATCCACGCGTCCAAGACCGTCGATGAGGCGGGCTATCTGTTTCTCGCAAGCAGAGGCATAGTCCCGCCCCCGAACCTTCCCCGCGGGCAGTTCGTTGGCGAGGTCAACATGGTGGACTGTCGCAGCGTTGATACCGTGGTGTCGATGTGGGCGTTCGGTCCATACTGCTGGATCTTCGCGAACGCAAAAGAATACGAAAAACCCTTTATCGGACGTGGGAAACTTGGTATCTTTGAAGTAGTGGTTGACAATGAGTGACGCCCCTCCGTTGACTATAAGTGAGGCCGCTTTTCAGCAGCAGTTCATCGACCTGGCGCACTGGCTGGGCTGGCTGGTCGCACACTTCAGGCCCGCGCGAACTGCAAAGGGGTGGCGCACCCCAGTTGCGGCTGATGGCAAGGGGTTTCCCGATAATGTGCTCTGTCGCGAGCGAACGATCTACGTCGAACTCAAATGCGGCAGTGGCCGGCCGTCCCCGGAACAGAAAGAATGGATAGCCGGCCTGAAAGCGGCCGGGGAAGAGGTCTACGTTTGGCGCCCATCCGACTGGGATCTGATGGTTTCTGTTCTGACCAGGAAAGAGGCAGAAAATGACACGAATACCGTTTCCACCGTTGGTCGCTGATGGTGTTTCCGCCGCGGGTGCGCTCGCCACGGAAAGCCGACCTCGGGGTTACGCCATGTCTGCGAGCATCAAGCTCAGCCACGATGCAGCAGTTGAGAAAGGCATTACTCTCGATGAAGCGGATTGGGCGACAGGTGGATTCGACGATGGCGCGTTAGCCACTGACCAGAAGCTGCTCTTCGGCATCAAGGCCGAGCTGATCGAGATTGAAGTGTCTCTCGGTGGCGGAACCGCGCCGACGATCACGTTCGGCGAAGACGCGGACAGCGACGCAAACGCTGACGCGATCACCTTCGCGGACACGTCTGTTGGTCAGCTTATCGTCGTTCGGAGACACATGGACAGCGACGAGCTGAGCTATCCGAACTGCGCGTTTGTAAGCTGGGCAGACGATGCAATGAATATAGCCGCGACGGCGACGATCCGCATCTACGGTAATTCAGTGGTGGAGGCGTAGCTGTGAGACTGATAAAAGAAGTCTTTCCCGACAAGTCGCTTCAACCGCCTGGATGCACGTTCGATGCCTATGACTACGCAACATTCGGCAAGGATGTGTCGGATCAGGATGAGGTCGAAGGCGCGACGTGTCTCAACATTGCGCCGACCGTCGATGGGCGCACAGGCTACGTGAAGCGCTTTTTCTTGCCAACACAAACATTGATGTTCGAGAAAGTGATCAGGTTTGCTTCGCTTGCGCATGCTGACTCGCCCACTAGCTCAGAGACGTTCCTTGCGTTTTCGTGCCCATACAACGGCGGGCAGACGACTGGATACAAGGGCATTCTGTTACAGCATGTCGTATCCAGTGACCCGGCGACGTTCAGGCTTCGTTGGGTGCAAAACAACGACAGCGCCTACGTAACGGCGATTACGCACGCTACTGTATGCGATCTCGATGCCTGGTATCGCGTTCGTGTTTTCGTGGACGTGGCTGCGGCCACATGCAAGCTCCAGGTCGCTGAATGGACTGAAGGCGCGTGGGTAGACGGCACAGCGGTCACTCACACAGGCACTCCAGGGGATTATGGCGTGCAGCCGTTCAGTGCTGTGTCGTGGATGGCGAAATACGACTCTACTCAATGCGACGTGGACTTCGCCGATTGCGAAATACGCAGTGATGCGGCCTACGATACCGACCTTCCCGGTGTCTGGAACGTCGAGCCTTACGATCCCGACACGTTGAAGGGCACGGGCAAGGTGCTGGTGGTCACTGACCGAGACGACTGCGATGTGACCGTTGAGTATTGCGTCGAGGCCGATACGCCCGCGTGGGATAAGACAGCGACCCTGCTATTGAGCGAACTGTCAGACCGAGCGCATCGATTCCAGTTTACGGATCTGGTTCCGGGCGAGAGCTACCTCTATCGAGTCAAGATAGACGACGGGGTTCTCGCCGAGACGACGGTTGGGGACGCATCGAACAAGTGGTGTGGCAACGATGCGTGGGGGTTCACGTTCCCAAGCAGCGCCGACGTTCTCCACATCGGCGGCGCGGCGGACACCCAAGGACTAGCCTATCTGGGCGGGAACGTTGTTGCTGCTCAGGCAAAAGACCTCTACTCTAACAGCCGGATCGGCAGACCAAGCGTGTTCCTTCACGGCGGCGACAATCATGAGAACATATCAGGCGGGCGCGCTCCGAACACGGCGTATTTGCCGGATTGGTGTGTGCCCGACTGGGTTGCGGAGATGGAGATCACGCCGTATTCGTGGAAGTTCGTGTGGACTGGTAATCACGATGATGCGGACGGGTCGAGCCACATATATGCCGCCCTGTCCAGTGCCGACCCAACGGCGAGCGGCTACAAGCGCAACCGGATAGGGCATACAGAGTTGTTCGCGCTGAACTATCCGGGAAGCGGCGCGATACCAGCGGCACAACTTGCTTGGCTAGAAGCTGCCCTGGCGGACAGCACGGCCACAACGAAGCTCGTAGGCAACCACGTTCAGTTGTTGGGCACGCCGGCGGACCCGGCGACACCGAACAACGAGCCTCCGTCCAATGCATCCGACCTGTTCGACATCTGTATTGCCGCAGGGGTAAAGCTGGTCGTTTGGGCTCATACGCATCGAATCGGACTGCACTATTACGAGGGCACGGGTGGAGGTATATGGTGTCTCAACTTGCCGCGACTCGACTTCGGGACGGACGCCAACGCATGGGAAGGATACACCGTCGAGGACGCGGAGGTTATCGGACAAGAGTTTACTCGGTCGAGCCTTAGTAGTGGCAGCGCGCTCGCTGCCCGTGGTTATGCGAGCATTATGATAAGCCCCAAAGGAGGGCTGCTCGTGCGAGTATGGCTGATCGATGACCCCGGATCGGCGTATACGCGTCGGCTTGCGGCGCAGGCGTCGATAGGGGCTTAGATCGCGCGTGAACTACACGGTGAGGGCGCAATAAGGGGGGCAACCACGGATGGGGCGAACAATTCAGGATGCCGAACGGATCAACGAGAAAGTGCGAGCACTGGCCAGGCGGGTCGTGGAACATCCCGACGACCCGGAAATCGAGCAAGAGTTGTCCGAACTGTGCACGATGCACGGCAGTTGGATTCGCGATCAATTCATCGACTACCTGACCGCCGACGACCCCACGTCTTACCCCCAATCCCTACAGGATAAACTCAGGTCTTCGAACCGAACTGTGAGCCCCGAACTGGCGGGGATCTCGGGGCGCAACCGGATACCCATCCTCAGCCTCGATGCGATCGACGGCGGCAATCAGTATGTCGTGTCGGACGTGTTGGGCACGATCATCCAGTTGGTGCTGGCCGACTACCATAGACTGCGCGCCGAAGCGCGATTGAGCGGCATCGAGTGGGATGTATGGTACTACTGGCTCAGGGGCTACCAGGTCGCAAAGATGGCCACCTGGCTCTGTAAACCCGATGGCCAACTCTACAGGCCCAATAGTGTGCGAAAGATACTGTATCGAGTGTGGGACAAGGTTCAGAAGACACCGTATCTTGCGATCGTGACCTGCCGCGCGGAGGATCAGACCCGCGGCAAGCATGCCAACCCACCCACGTATGTATCATGGAGCGAGATCACTGACTTGTAGGTTCTTCGACGGTCGCGTGTGTCTCGATCGTCGCGATGATCTCTTCGACCTGCCCGTCCGTCCAGGTTTCCGGCAGTTCCCCCTCCGGATACGGGACTAACCCCAAGCTCTTGATGTAGTCCCAGCGGCCGCGATCGATTGTGATACCTGTCCGACGCTTTATCTCATCCATCACCTCGCTTCGGCGCCATAGTCCGGGTCGGCGCCACCGGATCTTTCCGTTCCGCGGCGGCTTTATCTGCTGCGCAATACGTGCCATAATCATTTCCACCTCATCTAACGATAGCCGTGCCTCATACCGGTCTTTCCAACCGGGCTCGGGTTCGGGCACGATGCCGAGTTGCTGCAAATACCGATATCGGCGCGGCGTGCAATCCCAGCCGAACCGCCGGGTAATTTCCTCCCGGATGTCTCGCACTCGCCAATAGAGACGCACCCCGAACTGGTTTACCCGCTCGTGAGCTTCAATCATGTCAGAACTCCACGTAGTTGGCCGCGGAACTGTCGAGATCTTCGCGCGCCCGGTTGTAGCGCTCGGTCGTGCGCGGGTCGGCATGCCCGAGCCAACGCTGAACTGTGTAGATATCGCACCCGCGGCGCAAAAGCTCGGTCGCGTTGAAATGCCTCAAACTGTGCGGGCTACAACCCTCGATTCCAACTGCATCGAACCGCTGCGTGACGACGTGGTAGATCCCGCGCGTGCCGATCGCCCGCCCAGTTAGATGATACCCACCGTTGTGTGTGATGCCCTGGAAAACCGGGCAATCATCGCGGAACTGCGCCGCGGCGATCCACTTGCGAACGGACGCGAGCACCTTGCTGGGAATCGGGTTGCGTCGACGCTTCGCGCCCTTGCCGTGGATCGTCAAGACCGTGTAGCCCTGATCCTCTGTTATATCCGACAACCGGACACGGGCGACCTCCTCACATCGCAAGCCCATTGCGGCCATGAGGTGAATCATCGCCCGGTCGCGCATGTCGGGAAGCGTGTCGCCCGAAAGGGATTCAAGCAGCGTTCCGAACTGCTGAAAACTCGGGGCTTTCGTCGAACTGCCCGACCCGTCGGACTTATGCCCACGGATACCCTCCGTAGGGTTATGTGATATCACACCGTGCCGGACCGCTTCGACGAACAATTGCCGAAGCGAACTGAGCTTCCGGTTCACACTGGCAGGCGCAAACTGCTCGACCAGATGGGCGCGAAAGCGGTAGATGTCCTCCCGCCGAACCGCGGGAAGATCGTCGGACCCAAGCCAGTCAAGGAACTGCCGGATATCCGACCGGTAGGCGCGGGCGGTGTGGCCGGACAATTGCCCGGCCAACCAATCCGCGGTGAATGTCACGGGCCGAACGTCGGCCCTGCGTGCAAGCTCCATGTGTTCCTCCGTTCGTGTGTGAGATTGTACCGTCGGCAGTACAACCTTACCTTCTGCCCGCCAGGGCGATAACTGCCTTGACGATCCCCTCCGCGTCATCCGGCGCGTTGGGTCCGTCCATGACCTCATCAACTGATACCGCGGCATCCTTCACGCCGCACCCAAACAGGTTAGCGATACCCTGAACTGCCGTACGGCGTTCGGTCGGGTCTATCGTCGGGGCAAGCTCAACTTCCGGCCCCTCGATAACCTCGAATACCTCATCGGAGTCGGTTTGCACCCGCGCCATGCGCGCGTTGTATTGCCGACTCATCACTTCCAGGGCGATAGCGGCCAACACGACCACTATCCACCCTGCGCACCCTATCAACGCTGTAAATAATATCATGCCCCACCTCCCTCCGCACCCTCCGCAGGGCGTTCCTTGTCAGTCGCTATCCGGCACCATTTCCGCCGTAGTGCATCACAAAAGGCGTACGCCTCACTGGTAGGCCATTCGTCGTGTTCACAGCTCTGGTATTCGTACTTGCCAATGAGATCGAACACCATGCCCGGTGTCAAATCTTGGCGGCTGTCGAACTCGAACCCGTATACAAAGTCCTCGCCAATCGGACCGGGCATATCATCGCGCGTGCAATCAGGATAGCGATAGAGCACGCTTTTAATGTTCTCTTCCCGGAGCATTTGTCCGAGAGTGGTCGCGGCCTCCATGTCGCCGTCGTGAAGGCTGTTACTGTCATACGTTCCCGCGCCACGGTCGATGTTCCAGAGCCAGCGCAGTGCCGCGCTATACGTCCGGCCAGACGAACTCAAAGCCGCCCTAACCAGTGTGTGAATGTCCTCGCGGTCTACTACATAAGCACTCATGTCACCCTCCAATCTCTGACTAAATCTCTGATCGTGTCCGCGGCAACGGACGCACACCATGCGATAACCGCGACTCCTGCGACTATGCACAGGATATTAGTGTAACACTCGATGCGCAAGAGTTCATTTGCGATATGTAGGCTCATCTTATCCTGCCTCTTGCATGGGCATCACGACCGCGAGGTAACCCGGCGCGGATTCGCACGTGACGCTTGCCTGTGAGTACTTGCCCATGAGGTGTAGGTCGGCGGCCGGTGCGTCCTTGACCGGTCGAAGCGCATCCAACATATACCGGGCGTTGAATGCCAAACTGTCAATGCCCGAACCGGCAAGCACCTTCACCGGTTGCGTGCTTGCGCCAAGTCTTCCCGATTCGGCACTCAAGATAAGCTCATCTTCGCGCCGCGTGTATTTGACGCGCCTGGAATCCTCGCCCGCGACCGTATCGAGGTTTTCGAGTGCGGCAATAAGTTCCGCGGGCCGGACCCGCCAGCATCCGGCGGCAAGTGCACGGTCTGGTATCACCTTATCCACGTTCGGGAACATGCCGTCGATTATGCGCGTGGTCAACTCCATGCCGTGCGCCACGAACGTGATAGTGGTCGGCACATCCGAATCGCTCAGTGATGAGAAGTGGATGCCGACCTCATCGTCTTCCTTGACCGCAAGCGCCTTTGCCAGTTTCGTGAGCGGGAACCCGGGTACTATCACCTGCAAATCCTTCGGGCAGTCCGGGAATACTATGTCCGCGCCAATCAGATCGCATACATGCACTCGGTGGGCATCCGTTGTGACAAGCCGCATGCCCGGCATGTCGAAGAATACGCCTGTGAGGATTGGGCGCGATTCATCGGGCGATACGGCGGGTAGGACCTGCTTCAAGGCCGCCACAAGGCCCGGGAACCGGCCCGTGTCGCCAACTGCGTGCGGATGCTTTACGAACTCCTCCGCAAGCATACCAAGCAGGGAATGACGCGCGCCGCCAACTGATACGGTTACCTCGGGCACGCTTCTATCCGGGTCCTGGTATGACGCGATTGTAACCGTGCCGGACTGCTTCCGAAGGATCTTCGCTAACTCTTTGGCAGGCACGCACACAGGTTCAAACGAGCTTGCCGCACAGGGTATCCGCACGGTCGCGAACTGCTCTAAATCCGTCCGTGACATAACGAGTTCATCGCCGTCGACGGACAGGTGCACGCTATCGAGTATCGGCAGGTTTGTGCGACCGGTTGCGACTACGGCGTTAAGGCGTGACATGGCGTCGGCAATGGTCTTTGCGTGCACGGATACGCCTACCTCGGGGGCATCCAACTCCGACACGTCAAGCGTCTTGCTGGTAGATCGGCGCGCGGGCTTGTCCGGTTCGGTCGCCAACTGCCGGACCCGGGGCAGTGCTGAAAGCGGAATCCCCAGCAATTCGGCGGCCATGCGGTCGCGTGTCCGTGTCGGGGCCGTCCTTACGGCGAATAGAGCCCGCCGGTAGGTTCGGCACATACTGTGCACGAACAATGCCGCGCAGTATGCCATGCGCTTCGACGCCCGCGCAGGGGCCGCGAGTATCCACGCGTGGATTGCTAGAATCCACTGATACGAAAGTGCGAACTCACATCTCAAGATTGCTTCCGATTGTCTCAACTGTACCATTTGAATCCTCCGTTTGTGTGTTTGGCACGCTTTCAAACGCGGCGCGCGCCGGGCCGAAACCGCTTCTAGTAGTGGCCTATAGCGTACCAATCGCCGTCTTCATCTTGGGCCGCGCGCCCTTCCGCGGCATCCGCTTCAAGTTCGTCGGGGCTTGACCCTTCCATATCATAATCGTGCACCTCCGCGGGTATATCGAAGGGGTTGTCAACGCCCTGGACTACCCCGCCTTGCACCGTTATGACGACACGCGCGTTATCGACCTCCCCGCCGCCTTTCGCTTCGTTCGCGGCAAGTCGAAGGTCGTTAACTGCCCCAGCGAGATCGCCGGATTCCCAGTTAAGCAGGACCCCGTCCGCCGCTTCTATCAACGCGGCCAATCGTGCATCGGGGTTGTTGGATACGTTTTGCTGATTCATGCTCATGCTCCTTTCAAGCAAACTGAACGGTTCGGTAGTCAATCCCGAACTGATCTTTGACATGTGCGAGTGCGGCGACCTTGATATCGACCATGCAAAGGTCGCGCTTGTCCGCCGTCTCGAAGAAGTTGTAACGTTCGGCCTGCTCGTGCGCCCAACGGTTTGCTTTGATAGAGTCGAACACGTATTCCGAACTGCAAAGGTATTCGACCTCGCGCCGAACTGCCTTCTCGAAGCACGCCCAGGCGTTCAACTGTACCCCATCCCAGTCCGACACTTCGGGCAACCCCTCAACAATCAGCCAACCGTCGGAACTGCCCGCCGAATAGACCTTGCCGTCGGGCAGGTAGTGAGTCGCGGTTTCCTGTATATCGCGCCAGAAGTGCTCACAGGATGCTTCAATCGCAAGTTCCCCTGCCCGTTCCGCGGCCTTCTCACTACATCCGAACTGCGCCATGATATCCTGCGCGGTCGGGAACCGATTGACCTTGACGTTCACCGCTGGGAATGCATGCCCGCCGTATCCGACACGGTGATAATCGACATTCGACTTCGTGTGACCCTTCATACTGATATCCTCCGTTTGTGTGTGTTCGTACTTACTAAAGGTCTTTCTTGCGCGCAACGTCCGAAGCGGTCGCGTGATATTCGATGCCGGTCCGGTCGGCCCATTGCCACATTGCCTCATGCCCGCCGTTTGGATACTCTTCAAGGTCGGCAAGATATCCGTTCGCCAGTAACCATGCAGTTGCACTTTGGACGTATTGGTTATCGTATCCATAGGACATTGGCACAGTGTGCACGAGCTTGCCGTCGATGAGTATGCCGCACGTATGATAGGTGTTCCCGTATGTCCTATCAAACCACCTCCGACCGATAATCGTGAGTGCTTTCATCGTTTCAAATCCTCCGTTTTGTGATGATTGTACCGTTGGCAGTACAACCGGCGTCCTGGTAGCTACCAGCGTGCCATGCCCGTGCACGGTAGCATCCGCCATGCACGGACTCGCAAGCCGGATTAACTGAAGTACGACTTGCCGCAATCCGCCGAACATACCAGTTGACCGTTGATATCCGGCTTGAATGTCGTACCGCACCATGCACACTCGCGCGGTTCCCGCCATGCGTTCGGGCATCCTGTTTCGTGACACTTCACACCATTGATGTAAAGCAATTCGCATTGATCGCATGTCCGTTCGGCAAGCAATTCTGCGCCGTACGAAGTCAAGCTCATATAGTCGTGTTCGCACCCACACGAGTCACATGCCGGGTAGCAATCGGCTTCTGCCGAAGCGAACACTGATGACACTTCTTCTAAATCGACTGTGATACCCTCGGGCAAGCAATCGGCATCCGCACAGTAGATCGCTCCGCCATAAGCTACTGCCTCAAAGTCAAACGCATGCATTGTCTTGGATCCTCCGTTTGTGTGTATTAGGGCTTGATACCCTACCCTTGCCCGTTCGGGATTCCAAACGGGCAATCGTAGACCATCATGCCTTGAATATGCGCGCGCGAAGTTCCGTTGATTGCGGGCACTCATTCCCGATAACAGACGGCGGCAGTGAAAACGCTAGGGCGACGCCGCCCGTATCCGCATCGACTTGCCCAGGATAGCAAGGGGAACACAACGCGCCTCTAATGCGCCAGTCCGAAGCGGTTACCTGTATGTTGCCCGTGCCGTACGACACAATGGCACTGTATTCAGCCATGCTATTGTGCTCATACTTCTCGGTTTCTTGACACCACACGTGCCCAATCAGGAAAACAGGCGTATCATCTTCATACGTGCCAGTGTCTTCGATGCCTGGATTATCCCGCAGGTAATCTTCAAAGTGCATGTCAATCCCCGCGTCACACTCTTCGTGTATCCATGCCGCGTTCTGAATCGCGAATACACCGGTGGTAGGGATATCCGAATCAAGCGGTATCCCGTAGTGATTGCGTCTCATTATCGTGAATCCTCCGTTTGTGTGTATTAGGCATAAATGCCTGCCCTTGCCCGCACAACCCGCTTCCACGGCATCACACGGGCATTGACAGGGATTCAGAGAGAGAACACAAGGAACCCTTCGCTTGAATTGTGCTTGGTTTCGATAAGCATGCCGTGCCGTCGATGCCATATCCCGCCAAAGTTCTCATGCCATGCAAGCGTCAAGGTCATACCAAAGGGTAGCGTGATGTATACGGGCATCATTCAATCCTCCGTTTGTGTGTCGATAAGCTCACTTGATGCCTTGCCTGCTGTCAAGTTATGCCATACCGTGACTGAATACTACCATGCTTTTGTGGTGGTGTCAAGCGGGTAGGAGAAGATTCTTGAAAAAGTTTCCCCATGCCCGGCATACCCTATTAGTACGCGACCGATTCCCGCGCGCCTACCCGCACGGCTGTACTGTCACCAAGCCGGACACGCACGGGATGAGACTGAATGAGGGTAGGGAATGAATCGACGTGAACCAGAGAGTGAGCGTAGTACTGCCGCCAGTGGGCTTGACGGCGCGCCTACCCGCCTCTCGTGCACGCGCCAGCCTGCCCGCCGAAGCACTTCTGATAATATCCATTATCGGAAGCCGTGAGCACCCTGGGGCAAATCCCATGCCGAGCACGCGTCGGGCACGGGCAGGTCAGCTCACAGTGCACCCTAATTCCGTGTGAAAAAGGGCGGGTTTCCCCCAATGCGGGTGGATTAGGCAGTGAGGTGCTACGGTTCGTTACGGTTTTGCGGGGTTAGGCGTGACGGCGGGTGGATTCGGGCCGGATATTGTACTGTTGGCGGTACGTCGGGGGTGATTCCTGTACTGCCACCGAGGATCGGGGCTTATTTGCGGCACAGGGGCGGGATTATGGGTGGGTTTCTGTACTGTTGGCGAGGATTCGTCACGGGTTGTAACGGTTCTTGCGGGTTAGGGGTAGCGGGGGTGTGTACCGGTGGCGAGGCGGGGTTTGGGGCCGTGCTACGGTTTGCTACTTTTTTCTTGGGAAAGGGGTTGCGTTGTCGTGGGTGGTTATGGTATAGTGTGGTGGTGCGTGTATGGGCAAGCGGGATCGGAACAGGAGGGTCCGGATGAGCGCACAAACGAAGAGGATTAAGAAGATGGAGAAGACGGTCAAGGATCACGCCAGGCTACACGAACTGGACAACATCGTGTTTGCGACAATGCAGGAGGAAATCGAGGTTCTGGCGCGGCACATCGGAGGGCTTGCGGATACGGCCGGCGAGGTTGCTGCCGGACTGAACAAGCGGCTGGTGGACGTCGAAGAGGACGAGAAGATCGGGAAGCAGTGCATCAATCTTCTCGTAGATGCCATGGAAACGGAACTTGCCTGCAAGGCGTGCCAGGCTCCTCCCGACCCCCCGCGTGATGTGCTGTCGGTATGCAAGTGGAAAGAGACGGCGTGCCCGGAGTGGCACGATAGCACCGGTTGGGTGCCGAAGAACCTGCGCAAAGGAGATCTCATCGGCCAACATGGAAACTCCTCGGCTTGGCGTGTCATAGCGGCCACCCGCAAGAGGATATCCTTCCAAGGTGGGCGGAGTGGGGATAGCGACTCGCTGTATACCAACGAACGGAATGAAATGGCGAGCCTCGACCTCTACCTTATCGCACGCGCGGAACTGCACAGTATCGTGCACATCGGAACGCAACTCAGGGATAGGCATAGCCCTACTGTCACCTGGCATGTTATCGAGATCAACGGCCGCAAGAATGAGGAGTGCATCGAGGTAAACAACGGGCTGATTACAAAGACTATTCGGCCCGAGGACTACCACCACTGGGAGAGCGTTGGGGACAGAAAGATAAGGAGCAAGGTATGAACACGACGTATGAAGTTGGTTCGTTGATCGTCGAGCAGATAATGGGCACGCGGCCTGTGGCGTGCGAGGGATTGGATGATTTGGCGCAGGAATGCGGGCTGCCAGAGCAGGCTGTAATCACCACTGCTGGCAAGCGGGTACAGAAGGCGATTGATGCGGGCTATCGCAAGCTGGCGGATATCTACTACCTCGATAGGTTCATGTTGACCCAGAGCGACCTAGACGATTTCGTTGCGGGGAAGCTCGCGTTGGAAATGGTCGGGCAGGTCGAGATCTCTAGCGAGTGGCGTTTCCTGTGGTTCCGCGGCAAGGGGACACGAAAGGAAGCACGCCACTATCTATGTGTCATAGCCACCCGCTACAACCGCAAGCCCATGCCTGCCCACGTTCTGCTCAGTTACAAACAGGCAAACCAGAGCGGGTTGTTTGACATGATCACGGTCTGGGGGCGGAATGCCGAAACCGACCCGTATGTAGTCGGCATCATAAAGAGGTGCAAGACGTGGCACTACTTCCTGATCGACCAATGGGATGAGGACGAGGAACTTCAGTAGATCCGGTGAGGAGAGGGGTGATATCGAGATGATCGAGATGGGCGTAAAGGCACGGGATGTGGTGTCGAAGTACACAGGGATAGTGATGGGCCGGACGGAGTATGTGTTCGGGTGCTCCCGTGTTCTGATCCACGCTGAGGAGACGCGGGACGGGAAGCCGGTAGACGGCTACTGGTTCGATGAGCCGCAGGTAGAGGTCATTGGGCCGAGCGTGCTCGCGTCGCAGACTGCTGTTCCGCCGGCGCCGCGTGGCGGTCCGGCACCGGACCCGGCGCGACGGGCAGATCCGGCGAGGTAGGTCTTTCGATTTGTCGGGCTTGCGTTGTCTACTGCAACAAGCCGATGCTCCTTGGCGCAGGCCCGGCATTCAGTTTCCCGATCCGGCGGGATGTGTCTCGCGGGCGCACGTTAAACTGCCCGCTGTCGGGGGCGACCGGATATTGCCCTTGGTGGGATCTTCGGGTTCCACAAGCCGGGGGCTGGCATCTCCCCGCAAGGGTTGAGTGTAAGTCCGGTTTCCCCGCCAAAGGTTGGAGGAAGTAACGGATGGTCGAGGTTAAGTTTTTCGAGGTTCGGGACAAAGGGACGTTTATCCCTGTGGTGTGTCTCTACGGCAACATGGTAGAGACAGAGGAACCGGAGCGGTGGCTACTGGCGCGCGCCGGATGGGGCGAGGATCAGACGTTCTGCTACCTGGCTCCGCTTACCGGCCGGAACGAGATACACTACGATCCCTACAAGTGGCAGGGGTCGCGGACGTTTGCCGTGGCGCATGAGCACATCCGGGAGAACTGGGGTGAACTGGAGAATGGATCGGTGATCGACGTGGAGTTCATTCTGGGGCTCACGGATGCCCCGAAAGAAAGCGAGCGGCACACAGATCCGTTGTCATTCATGATAACAACCAGTAGTGAAACGGAGGAGTGATGATTACTTGGCTGAAGGAATGGTGGGACATCAATGTAGTTGCGCCGCGAGTTGCCCCATTGGCCTATCGGTTGGTCTGTTGCCTTGCCAAACGCGTCCCTCAGCATGGGAGGCAGGAGTTGAGATGCGGAGACGATCTGCGCGTTCAGGTTGATGGGAAGTGGTCGTTGAACGAGGTAACGCGCGTTACCTGGGCAGGGCACATCGTTCTGGAGCAAAAAACAGGTGGGTTGGGCGGGAACTCCATAGTCCGGTTCCACTCAGGAGAATGGATCGGCCAACTGATGCGTTACAAGAAAACCGTCCAGAAGAATGAACGCACGTTGCGTGCGCCGTGCCTGGCCAAGGGACGGTCGAAAGACGCCTACCAATGAGGTTTGTGCCCCTGCGGTGCTGCGATATGAAGCGCGCCCGGAGGTCTGAGTCGGACGCCGGGGGGATACGGAGCGGGAGTTCTGTGCGACTCGACGGTAAACCGCTCTAAGCCGGGGAGGGGCCGGCCAGGGGCAGCTGTTTTTTTGGAGACTGACGATGAGCAAAGATGATCCTTATCACGACATAAAGGTCTATCACAAGGCGGCGCAGGTGAACGCAAAGGGCGAGGCGTCGGCGCTGTGCTTCAAGCGTCCTAGACCAATCAATTTGCGCGTTGCATGTTGGACCAACCGATGGGAGGCAGTAACGTGCCCGAAGTGCTTGAGACTGAAACCTGAATAGTAGATGTGGGCGGCGCCCGAGTGAAGGCCCGGCGCCAAGTGCATGCGGTGGCGATACATCACCCGCGGGAACCGTTCCGGGCGTAGTAGGTTCTCCGCCGCCCACTGGGGTTTGTTGGAGACGGGAGGTTGCGATGACGGTGATTGAGGCGGCAAAGAGATCAGTAGGGCAGGCACGGTCTTTGCGGTTTTTCCGCGAGGTCGAACTCGGGGAACGCAGTCCGCGCGGGTTTGGACTTGCGTATCGGAAGATCGACAGCCTGAGTGTGATCTGTTGCCCGGTGCCGTTCAACTGGATCGTGTGGCTTATCCGGGAGGCGTATTGGCACTTGTGGCGGGGTCCGCGCGGCGGGTTCGCGAGCGAACTTCGCAAACTGGCCACTAAGAAGGCGGACACTGCATACCGCGAGGGGTATCGTAACGCGATGAAAGAGATGGGCTTGCGAGATCTGACACCTGAGATAGTCGATGTCTGGGATGCGGATACCCGGACGAAAGAAGGGCGGGCACACAAGTCAAAACAAGTCACCGCAATAACCGCCAGTCACCCGAACGTGATGAGGTTTGCGCACGAGATGTTGCTGACGAGACACAAGAACGGGTTCGTGCATATCAGGCATGCCGAGGCCGCTGTTGCGGCGGTGATCTATGAACTCGAACGGGCAAACGAGAAGCCGCCATTTGAGATACAGGAGGAGAATCAGGGATGAGCGTAACACTGAATGCGAGGACTTTGCACCGTTGCCTGAAGCGCGTAAACGTGCTGTTTCCAAGGATGTCCAGTCTGCCGGTTCTGGACCACGTGCTCTTGAGCACGGAAGGCGACTGCGATTTTGTTATGCGACGCACCGATCTGTCCGCGCAGGTCATGGGGCGGATACCGTGCAATGAGGTCAGCGGAACACTTGATCCGGTTTGCGTGCCCGCCGATATGCTCCGGCGGGTTATAGCGGGGCATAAGGGAGACGTCGAGATCGGCGCGGACGTGGACAATGGCGTGGAACTGAAGATCGGGAGCATGCGGCATGTGTTGTATGGGCGCCCCGTTGATGAGTTTCCGAAATACGTGGATGCCGGGGATATGTCCGTTCGCTACAAGCACCTGATCCGCACCTTGAGGCCCGTTCTTGTGTCTATGTGCCCGCCCTGTGACAGCCGGGTGCTACTGAACGCAGTGCTGTTCGATTTCAACAACGTGCAAGTACTATCGACCGACACACACCGACTGCACATGAACAGTCTCCACCCGAGAGAACAGCCTTCGGAGGCGTGGGGCGGGCGGCACGTCGTGCCGGGAGATGTGTGCCAGAATCTCGGGAGTGTGCTTGGTGTCAAGGATAACGATCCGGTCTGCATCACCATCGGCGAAAAGAAGCAGTTGGTGTCGTTCAGCGCGCCGAACTGGGAGGTCCTTACGCGATTGATCGAAGGCACATATCCAAATCCGGGCAAGGTGATCGAGGGCGTGATGCAGACGCCCGGACACTGGATTGTCGATCCCTGCGAACTCACAGGTGCCTTGATGGGTCTGTCTGTGATCGCCCGCGGCAACAGCGATGGTGTCGAGTTTGTCGCAAAGGGCCAAAAGCTGATACTGACTACGCGCTCACCAGTGTTCGGCGAAAGCGAGTGCGAGGTCGATCTGCTGGAAGCCGGCGGCATCGGCGAGGGCATGCGCACCAAGTTCAGCTATAGGTATTTGCGGGATGCCATGCAACCGCTTCTGGGCAGCAAGCAGATCCGGATCTCGCTGAAAGGGAAGCAGGACCAGGCGTTTGTGACCGCGCCCGAGAACCGGGACTACATGGCGGTCGTGATGCCGATGCAGATAGCGGAGTGATGTAATGAAGAACGAACTTACGGTTGCTAATATTGCCGAAAACATGAGTTGTGGCCCTGAATCGCCGGTCTATCCGACGCGCAAGGATGCTCTGGACGCATTGGTGTTGTCCGCCTCCTGCAAGCGGATTCCGATCCAGGATATCCCCATTGTGTCCGGGCCTCCGGCATTGAGGAATGGGGTGTTTCGGAAGCCGGAGTGGTATTGCCTGGAGATCTGGATGCAGGGGAAACGGACACACGTGGTGTCCTATGAGATGTACAAGTATTCCAGTCTCAACCCTGCGGTCCTGTTCTATTCCATGCTCAAGCCGCTGATGGATACGCCGAGGAAGGTAGTGTTGGTGGGGCAGACACTCTACCCATGGACGGGGAGACTCATTTGAATGGCCTTTCTCTTTGTGCCGGAATTGGCGGGCTCGAACTGGGACTTAGGCTCGCTCTCGGCGCTCGGTATCGAACTGTGTGCTACGTCGAACGGGAAGTCTCAGCCGCGTGCATGCTCGTGGCGAGGATGGCGGACGCGGCCCTGGATTCGGCTCCTGTATGGGACGATCTCACGACATTCGATGGCCGAAGATGGAGTGGAGTCGTGGATATCATCACTGCGGGGTTTCCGTGTCAGCCATGGTCCGTTGCCGGAGAGCGGCGGGGAACCGAAGATGAGCGGTGGGTCTGGCCGGAGATTGCACGTATCATTCGCGAGGTGGAACCCGGAATCGTCTTCTTGGAAAACGTGCCCGGTCTTGCCAATGGCGGGGTTGGACACGTTCTTGGCGACCTGGCCGAAGCGGGGTTCGATGCGGAATGGGATCTCGTTTCGGCTGCCGAATGTGGCGCGCCACACAAACGGGAACGGCTCTTCATCCTGGCCTACAGTGCGGGCGCACGAGGTCGGGGACTACCAGAAGCAGAGGGACGGAACGACACAGCGGACGTTGACGGGTGTATCCCGGATGTGGATGACTCCGAATACTCCCAACGGCGGGCGGTCAATGTCTGCGGAGGATGTGGAACGCAAGGGTGCGACATCGGTGGGCAAGCGGCAAGTGGGCCTCGAATCGCAGACTCGGTTCTGGCCGACGCCGAAGACACCGACGGGCGGACCAGAGGGCCGCGTGTCGCTCGCGACACGCGGGAGCGGCGGAGAGGACTTGCAGGCGACGGCGAAGACTTGGGCAACGCCTCTGGGCAGGGACTCGAAGGACGGGAACGGCAATGCGCCGACGAACTCCCACCTTTCCCGCCAGGCCCCACGGACACCGATGCCTGGGGAGGAGTGCTCGAACTCGACCCGACGCTTGAACCCGCGATTTGTGATGTGGCTGATGGGGTTCCCGCCGGGGTGGACTTCTCTCGCACCGATCGACTCCGGGCCGGCGGGAACGCAGTCGTTCCAATCGTGGCGGCGAAAGCATTTGTCGCTCTTGCGGAGAGGGCGGGGATAGGTATTGATGATTGATTGGTTCGTGGTGGGAGTGGTTGTTGGCATTGTGCTGGTTGTGCTGGTGGGGTCGAAGTGTCGCGCGACAGGGGGCGGCTATGAGGCGACTGGCACTGTAGACAGAGATAATCCGCCGACTGGCGGAACGGCCGCGATGGAGCCTCGGTACGGATATCAGCCGCGGGGCAACGGCACTAGCGAGGGGCAGAATCCGCCGACTGGCGGGTCGAATGTGACATAGAGGTTTAGTAGTGATTATAGTTCAGACCCCATTGCGGATCAGTTTCGCCGGCGGCGGGACGGATTTCAAGGAGTTCTACCGAGAAACACACGGGATGGTTGTCTCGACGGCGATCGACAAGTATGTCTTCGTGGTTGTCAAGGAACGGTTTGACGACAAGATCCGGGTGAGCTACACGAAGACCGAGATTGTCGATGAGGTGGACGAGATCCAGCATGATCTCGTGCGCGAGGCTCTTCGATTGGTTGGCGTGGACAAGGGGATCGAGATTGTAACGCTGGCCGACATCTCGTCGGAGGGCTCCGGACTGGGGTCGTCGAGCGCACTCACGGTCGGGCTCCTGAACGCCCTATACGCACACAGGGGGATAAGTGTATCGACCGAGGCGGTTGCGCGGGAAGCGTGTGAGATCGAGATAGAAATCCTCGGGAAGCCGATCGGTAAACAGGATCAGTATATCGCGGCCTACGGCGGGTTGAGATCGTTCACGTTTATCGGAAACGGCACGGTAGAGACTGAGCCCATCAAGCTGAACCAAGCGGCACAACAGAATCTATGCGATAGCCTGATGCTGTTCTATACTGGCGTAACCCGTCAGTCGGCGTCCATACTTGGCGAACAGAGAGCGATGGTCGGCGGGAACATGTCGGCACTCAAGGCGATCCGGCAACAGGCTCGTGCGGCAGCCTGGGAGCTCGCGACCGGCAGGGTTGAGGATCTGGGTCACATCCTGGCGACGGGGTGGTTGCACAAGAAGACGCTTGCAAGCGGGATCACAAACCCGCAGATAGACGAGATGTATGATCGTGCAATGTGTGTGGGCGCCGTTGGCGGCAAGATAACAGGGGCGGGCGGTGGCGGATTCTTTCTTGTGGTCGCCCCGCCGGAGAGACGGGCGGCGGTGCGGGAGGAACTGGCGGAGCTTACGGAGTTGCCGATACGGATCGGATGCGACGGGTCGAAGATCATATTCAACGGAAGACGATAGATAGGTTTGCCGTCCGGGGTTCCCCGTTAATATCCTCCTGATTCCTTTCAAGTCCAGGCAGGACACGGGACTCATCAGGCTCCGGACGGCACTTCCAAAGCGAGGTGCTTATGAAGCCCAGTAAGATCGGACACCAGACGGACATTGTGAGGCCATATATAGAGGCTGTCACGAGATGTGGGACCGTAGCGGCCTTGATCGAGGAGATCGAGGCCAATTGGAGTGAGCTGTGCCCCGATGCGCTCGAGCACGCCAAGACGCTGACCGACAAGGATTGGCAGTATGCGGTGAAGAACAAAGGCCGCAATGCCTCAGCCAAGCGTGTTGTGGATATCGCCGGCAAGGTTCTGATGCCCGAACAACTGCTCAAGGTGGGACTAATCGCAACTCAGTTCAAGGTGCCAGACGGATGCGCGTATATACGGATTCACGAGTGCGCCGAATGACGCCTTACTACGAGGGACATGGGGTCACGCTCTATCACGGAGATGCGCGGGAGGTGCTTTCGGCGCTGCCGGACGCATGTGCGCACTGCGCGGTGACATCCCCACCCTACTGGGGCTTGAGAGATTATTCGACCGACGGTCAACTCGGTTTGGAGAAGACCCCGGATGAGTTTGTCGGCAATCTGGTGGGAGTGTTCGGTGAGTTGCGACGGGTCCTGCGACCCGAAGGCACGTTCTGGCTGAACCTCGGTGAGACTTATGCAACGGGCGCGGGAAAAGTCGGGGACTGCCCGGGCGGAGGCGAACAGGGCGAGCGCTGGGCTGGATTTCGTGGGGTCAACGAACCGAGCTCGAAGCGGGTGAAGTATAAGACGGCGGCCGTCGGCCCGACGATGCAGCCGAACCGGATGCCGATCGAGGGATTGAAACCGAAGGACATGTGCATGATCCCCGCGCGGGTCGCGATTGCCCTTCAGGAAAACGGCTGGTGGGTCCGGAGCGAGATAAGCTGGTGCAAACGCGTGCCGATGTGTGAATCCGTCGAGGATCGACCAACGAACGCAGTCGAGAAGATCTATCTGTTGGCGCAGTCGAAAGACTACTACTACGACCGCTATGCGGTGATGGAGTCCGCGCAAGACTGGGGCAAGCGGGACAGATCGGCGTATCGTAACGGCACGCATGATCTCAAACTCAAACAGCACGGGATGAGCAACTGCGACTTCGCGGAAACCGGCCGGAACATGCGGAACTACTGGGTTCTGAAGCCGGGATATGAGCAGTATGCGTTCTGTGGGCACTGCCGGAAGCTGTTTGTCGGGCGCGCGTATCACAAGATCCCAACGAGGATCATCGACGGCGAAAAGGTGCGGGTCTGCCCATTGTGCGATTCGAACGAGTGGATAGATCACTTCGCGACGTTCCCGCGGGAAGTGCCGAGGCGGGCGATCCGGGCGGGCACGAGTTGGATGGGATGCTGCTTCGAGTGCGAGTCGCCCCTGGAACGGGTTGTAGAGAAAGGCGGAAAGGTGATTGCCTGGGGCAAGGCTTGCGGGGGCGGGAAGACGGCTTCATATCACGGTTCGGGGCGTAAGGACTATGTGGGCGCGAAAGTGCAGAACCCCAGCGATGTGAAAGCTCGTGTGCTCGAGGGGATGCGGGAAGTCGAGACTGTCGACTGGAAGCGGACGTGCAAGTGCGAGACTGACAAGATCCGATCGTGCGTGGTGATCGATCCGTTCCACGGGAGCGGACAAACGATGCTCGTGGCGATCGACGAGGGTCGCAGGTATATCGGGGTCGACATCAACCGGGACTATCTGGATATGAGCATCGCGAGGCTGGAAGAGGCCGTTTCGCAGGTGAAGTTGCCAATGGAGGTGGGGGTGTAATGGCCGTCGTGCGCAACAAGAGCCAGATGTATGAACTTTTGCGTGCCGACAAGTTCGGCAACCATTTCCCATGGGTGAGTTACGAAGAGTGGCTACATGAGCTGCATGAGGATGCGGAGTACTCGCTACGTTTCGGACTGCAACTGAACGCGCCTTGGGAATACCACCTGTCTTATCACAAGGCTTTGGTTGCCGCGAACTACAACACCTATGGCTGCGCCAAATCGCAGATCAGTGTGGTCACGATGCCTATCGGCATACAGCCCGTAATCAACGCGGAGGTGCAGTGGTCTGAAATAGGCGTAGAGCTGCACTACTCGACAGTGCAGGATGTGATGAGACGGTCGTTGGCCAGGGGCGGCAGGACTGTTGCCGGCATTGTGTCGGTAGAGATCATGCGGCATTATTGCGACCCGTGCAGCTACGACGACATCCGGGCGTTACTGAGTGAATACGACGGATCGGTGATCGAGTTCACCGTGTTCGACCGCGATGTAGGTGTGTTTCCGCATCGCAACACGATTATCTGGGAAGTGCGGAACTACTGATGGAGGTGGGGGTTTGAGTCGATACGCAGCGGACACGGAAGTGAGCGTCGACAAGTCGCGGGCGGAGATCGAGAGGATATTGCAGAGATACGGATCTCCGGAGGATGGGTTTGCCTACAGACGGAAGGGCAATCGCGCTTCGACCGAGTTTGAGTTCCGCGACATCACGTTTCGGCTCGTGCTTCCCCTGCCCGACCCCAATGCGGAGAAGTTCCAGTGGACACCATCCAGGCGCAAGAAGCGAACCGACGAGGGCGCTCAAGAGGCGTGGGAGCAAGCGTGTAAGCAATCCTGGCGGGCGCTCGCGCTCGTGGTCAAGGCGAAGCTGGAAGCTGTTGAGTCGGGCATAGCGACATTCGGCGATGAGTTTCTGGCGTATCGTGTGTTGCCGAACGGATTGACGGTCAGCGAGGAGATCGGGCCGAAACTGGATGGGTTACCGTCGGGCGGGACTATGTTGGCACTGTTGCCGAAGTTTGAGGTGAAAACTTGAGCAAGAGCAAGATCGAGTGGGTATTGAACCCAGACGGAACACTAGGGGTCGGTTGGCCGGTCGTAACGGGCTGCACGAAATGCAGTCCCGGTTGCCAGAGGTGTTTTGCCGCGAAACTGGCAGCCACGCGGCTCAGGAACCATCCGCACTACGCGGGACTTGCCGTGCGTGACGGCGACACCTACAACTGGACGGGCGAGGTGCGCTGTAACGAAGACGAGCTGGACAAGCCGCTGCGTTGGCGCAAACCGCGCACGGTGTTTGTCTCCCCGACCGGCGATCTGTTCCACGAGGATGTGCCGGACGATTTCATTGATAGGGCGTTGGCTATCGCGGCGCTCTGCTCACGACACACATTCCTGCTGCTTACGAAGCGAGCAGAGCGGCAACGCGATCACATGAAGCGGGTCGGGTATGTCGACGGGCGAGCAAAGCAGATTGCGCGGCAGATGGGCAATCCAATACCGTCAGGCATGGTGCTGCAATGGCCGCTTCCAAACGTTGTGCCGATGGTCACTGCCTGCAACCAGAAAGAGGTCAACGAAAATGTGCCGATCCTGCTGGATACCCCGGCGGTAACCAGAGGTGTCTCGATAGAGCCGATGTTGGGGCCGGTTGATTTGACCGAGATTCGCAACCCGAATCATTTCCCCGGCTGCATGTATACCGACGCGTTGCGCGGGCGCGATGTTCACGAGGATGATGATTACCTCGCGACTGCCAATGAACGCCTCGACTGGGTGATCTGTGGCGGCGAAACTGGCCCCGGCGCGCGACCTATGCACCCGGACTGGGCGAGGAGCCTGAGAGATCAGTGCCAAGATGCGTCCGTGCCGTTCTTTTTCAAGCAGTGGGGGGAGTGGATGCCGGTCGCTGGCGGCGGCGTCGGAATGATATCCAACAATGGAGGCAGTAAGCAGAGGCACACGTTTACGCGATGGGATGGTTCTGCGTTCGTGGTGAACGACCCCGAGCGTGTCGGCGAGTACCCGCATGACATGTACCGCGTCGGCAAGAAGCGCGCCGGTCATCTCCTCGACGGGCGCGAGCACAGGGAAAGGCCGGAGGTGGAAACCGATGAGCTGGGGTGAGCGGAGCTGCACGCACTATGCGGACGATACATACCCGTGCCAACCGGCATTTAACACCTGTAATGTGGACTGCCCGCACTACGAGCCTAACGGGAAGCCGCCGGACTCACGATCACTGAAAGAGGCAGAGGAGACACCCGATGAGTGACGAATGTCCGGAAGACACTACCATTCTCATCTCGCGTGGGTGCGTGGAAGTGCATTGGCTGGATATTGCTAATGAGATATGCAACCAGGCCCGTGGTCCATCATCACTGATAGGTGGCCCTGAGTTTTGCAGATCGTGTAGGCGCAGTAACGATTGCCCACTAGCGCGATACCGGGAACTGGTAGAGTACGCACAAGGCAGTCTGCAACGGCAATATAATGATGGTTTTGAAACCCCGCCATCGGCATTAGATCATTTGCATAAAGCACTCTATTATGCCTGTGTCGATGCAAAGGAGCAGCACATTCTGATGGCGGTGGCCTCAGAATTGGCGTCCAAGTGGAGAGAATACATAGAACTCGAGATACTGAACGGATTGCTGGACACTGGATTTCGCAATGAAGCACAAGATCATCTACGCTGATCCGCCGTGGTGGTATAACAACCGCCGGATGTCCGGGAAACGGACTCGGTTCGGCGGCGGGGCATGCGCGCACTATAAGCTGATGCGCGATAAAGAGATCGTCGGGATGGGAGAGTTTGTGCAGTCGATCGCGGACGAGAACTGTGCGCTTTTCCTCTGGACGACGTGCCCGCGGCTGGATGTCGGCATACGCGTGATCGAAGCGTGGGGGTTTCGTTACTGCACCGTTGCGTTCCATTGGGTGAAGACGCGGCCGAACGGACTGCCGATATTCGGGCCTGGCTACTACACTTCGAGCAACGCCGAACTCTGCCTGCTCGGGGTCAAGGGATCGATGCCGCCCGAGAACAAGATGGTGCCGTCGCTTGTGATGTATCCGCGATCGCAACACTCGGAGAAGCCGGCGGTCGTGCGGGAGCGAATCGAGAAGATGTATGGCGATGTGCCGCGGATCGAACTGTTTGCGCGGCACCGGGTCGCCGGCTGGGAAGCCTGGGGAGATCAAGTGGGACAACTACCCGAGACTACGCCAATGCTGGCGATGCAGTGAGGTTACGATGAACGAGGTTGTGGAGCGCGTGGATGCGCTTGAAACGGATGTAGCGGCGCTGAAGAAGGCGGTCGGCACTCGGACTTGCCCGGTCTGCGGCCGGGCGGTTTCCGGGCGCGTGGACAAGAAATACTGCGGATCTGGATGTAAGTCGAAGGCTTATAGGAGGAGACACATAGCAGGAGGCGAGGATGTCTGAGAATGCGATAGTTGAAAACGAAGAGGCGCAGACCCATGTGCCCGCGAGCACAGGTACCGCATGGAGCAAGATTTCGTGCCGGCGGACCGGGTTGGTGGTCAAGAAGAAACTCGATTTCGATGAATGGGAGCAGGTCGGGACCTACATGCGTGAGATGAACCGCGCGATCGGGTTTGTGCTTGGTGATTGGCTGAACTGGGGTGAGGAGACGTATGGAGAGAAGTATTCCCAGGCGTTCGATGGCGACAGCACTGAGTTTGAGTATCAGACGCTACGGAACTACGCCTGGGTGTGCGCCGCGATCCCGATGAAGAGACGCAGGGAAAGCCTCAGTTTCAGTCATCACATGGAAGTGGCGGCGTGCGAACCCGATCAGCAGGATGCGTTGCTGACGCAGGCAGAGGAAGAGGGCTGGAACACGAAAGAGCTTCGGCGCGCGGTTTCGGACCTGCGTGTTTCCGAAGGGCAAAAGGCTCTACCCGCGGCGAAGTTCGATGAGATCAAGCAGGTGTGGGAGAACTACGGTCTGCCGATGCCCAAAGTGCCCAACGATGGTTGCCTGGCGCCCGTCGCGAAGGCGATCCGGAAACTGGAGTCCAATGCGATTCCGATCGGGCATGTGCCGATAAGAAATGAGCATATCAGCACACTGATCGAGCGGTGCAAGGAATACCCGTTCTCGGACTGCGATGAGTGCGAGCACAAAGCTGAGTGCGAGAGGGCGAATGGCGATGAGGTATAAGCATCGCCATAGAGTCACAACTGCCGTGGTTCCCGCGGCCGGGCGTGGAACCAGGTTGGCATCGCTGTTGGAACCGGGCAAGGCCAAGGAAATGCTGCCGTTGGGCGGAAAGCCGGTTATCGAACACGTGATGGAAGAGCTTGCCGCGTCTGGGATTCATGATGTCCTGTTGGTGCTATCGCGCGACAAGATAGACGGGTTCCGCGAGCGCTTCGGCAGGTCGGTGCTTGGAATGACGGTTGGCTATATTCTTCAGCGGAAGCAGAACGGGCTGGCGGGCGCTATCTACCGCGCGAAGGAGTATGTTGGCAAGGTAGAGCCGTTTGCCGTGGCGCTGGGTGACACGATAATCGACACGGGTCGGGACTACGTGCCGTTGCGCCGGATGATAGATGTGTCCGCAAGTGTGTTCGGCATGGTGATGGTCGAAAAGAAGCCGCGCGAGGAACTGTTTCGCTATGGCGTCGTGAAGCCGAACTTGGAGACGTTCCCGGTGTTTCGGGCCGAAGCGATTGTCGAGAAGCCAGATCCCGCGAACGCCCCGAGCGACTTTGCGATCGCCGGACGCTATGTGTTTGACCCATCCGTTTTCGATTATATCGAACGCACCGCGCCCGGGGCAGGCGGCGAGCGCCAGATCACGGATACAATCGGCCTGATGCTGCAAGACAAGCGGGATATCTGGTGCCTGCCGATAGACAGAAACGAATCGATGATTGACATCGGGACAGTAGAGGCTTACGAAGAGGCCAAACGGAGGTTTCCATGACCGATCTTGAGAAACGACAGATGATGGTTCCGCTGGGGCCGTGGTTGGAGTTATGCAAGAATGCGGGTATTCCGCATGTGTCCGCGATGTTCTCGCCCGAGTTTCCGATCGAGCAGATATACATAGCGTTGAATGGCCCGGGTTCCGGTCCTACGCGTCAGTTGGATGCGGCGTTCAGGTGGTATGAGTCCGAAAAGCTCAAACGACTCAAAGCGGGACACAGGTTCAGCGCGAGATGGGAGTGCTGCTCGAACTCGATGGCGAAGGAAGCAGCGGGGAATGGCTGGGAGTGGGATTCTGACTACTATGAGCTTACCTGTGATGATTCGCGCGTAATGGATTGTACCGCGGGCAACACTACTACGACGCGGCTTTGCGTGAGGCCGTGGATGGATACTCCGCGAGCTGACGATTATCCCGTAGAGTGTCGGGTGTTTGTAGACTATAGGTACGGGATCATTGGCATTAGTAACTACTACCCGCAACGGCCGCTCACGTTTCAGGATTGCGACGGACAGGTGCTCGCCTGGATGCACCTCGTGTTACAGCGCACGCGGCGGCTCGCGGATGCTGTAAGGGACAAGCACGGCGAGGGCATGGGTTTCACTGCCGATTGGTTGTTGACCGGCGTTTCCGACTGTGTTTTCCTGGAGGGTGGCCCGCCGCACGAGGAATCAGGGCACGTATCGGCGCACCCGTGTTGCTTTGCGCCGGGGAAGATCGAAGGGATAGCGCTGGCGCGGAGAGAAGGGGCGTTGGAGTATTGACAAATGACCCGGATTTGGTGTATGATATTGGCGGATGAACCCCTCAACTCCGGCGCCTTAGCCGGGAATTGTGTGAGTTCTCCGTTTGTGTGGGGGGCGGCTCGTTACCGCCCCCATTAGCTTGTACGGGAGGTAACTATGTCTGCCCCCGGATTCCTTGAACGTCACAACCCCTGCCCACTACACTCCACTGCTCGGAAGCGTAGGACACAGATCCTCACCAAGAAGCGGGACGGCAAGCCCGGCACCAAGATCGCCGCCGTGTGCGCGGAATGCGGTCGTCTTCTCGATGTAACCCCCGACAAGACCCGGTAACTCTTTACCACTATTCCCCACTACTCTATGTTTCTTTTATGACTTTCGTCACCCTGTATCTTCGCTCCACGCTCAAAACCGGCCTCTTTACCGTGTATATATAGGAGGCTTTGCGTGTAATGGAGGAAAGATGGGTCGGCGTCGACTGCGAGGGCAACAAACTCCAGGATGGGGACACCGTGGTCGTTACGGCCGGGCCTCACGAGAGGTTGCAGGGCACATTGCGCGACCATACGTCCGATAGAGCTATTGTCCAGACGGACACACAGCGTGGTCGCGTAGTGGAATATTGCTTTCTGCGCCTGGTAGAACGCAAAGCCGGGATGATGACTCAATAATGGATCGGCAACCCTGGGAAAGACTCGACAACGAAACCGACACCGCCTACGAAGCCTTCAGTCAATACCTCGAACTACCCAAATGCGGCAAGAGCCACGATCACGGCAAACCCGGCGGGCGCAGGTTCAAGTCTGATCTTGCGCGTCTGCGTGGGATCAAGACCCCGACGATCGAGGGCTGGTATCGCAAGTATAACTGGGTCGGACGTGCCCAAGCCTACGACAAGTTCATGTCCGCCGGCATCCAACCCATCGCCGAACTCGACGCGCGGAAGGACTTCGTGCGCGAGATCCGAGATGCGGCCAACAAGTTCCGAGTAGCGGCAGCCAAGGCACTTGACGGCGCCAAAGATATCACGGTCGACAACGCCATAAAGCTATACAAGCTCGGGATGGACCTTGAGAAGCAGGCCGAAGAGATCGAGGCACCGGCGCTAGAGAGCAAACGTGACGAACTCAAATCCGGCATTACAAGACTTCTCGGATCTATTACCGCCCAATTGGGAGGAGATGCCCGAGGAAGCGCTCGCGGAACTATACGAGCAACTGAAAAAGAAGTATGTTTCGACATTCCGCTCGGAAGCGAAGACGGATCAACACAACCCGTTCAGGAAATACCGGAACTGCCCGGAAAAGTTTGCGAGCGAAGTGCTGGGAGTGACCTGGTGGAGCAAGCAGATCCAGTTGTGCCACCTGATCCGGGACTATGATAGAGTTGCCGCAAAAGCAGGGCACTCGGTAGGGAAAACGCACGGTGTGGCGGGCGCCGTTATATGGTTTCTGCATGCATTTGATCCGGCGATAATCGTTACGACCGCTCCGTCTACCGAGCAGGTCATAAACGAGATCTGGATGGAGATCCGCAAGCAGGCGGCGGGCGCCAAGGTGCCCTTGTTCAAGGGTCTGCTTCCGGCGAAACCTTTCTGGCGGGTGTCTCCCCACTGGTATGCGACCGGGTTTTCAACAGACAAGGGCGACCGGTTTCGTGGCAAGCACGGCCCGAACATGCTCTTCGTTTTCGATGAGGCGACCGGCATTCCTCCCTTTGTGTGGGAGGAAACCGAGAACATGTGCACCGTGCCGGGCAACAAGATCCTCGCGCTTGGCAACCCGATCAATCCCTCCGGTGACTTCTACGACGCATTCAAGTCCGGTTCCGGCTGGGCTCAACTGAAGATCAGTTGTCTCGATCACCCGAACGTCGTGCACGGCAAGCAGATATTCCCGGGTGCGGTGTCTCGCCAATGGGTCGAGAAACGGATAGCGAAGTATTGCACGCCGATCACGGCGGCTGATGTAGATCCCGCTGTCGATTTCGAGTATCCCAAACAGAGCGGCCAATGGTATCGGCCGTCTGCTACGTTCATGTGCCGAGTTTTGGGCGAGTTTCCGCAGGAAGGCCCGGACGTCCTCATCACATTCGCGCAGGTTGTCTATGCCCGGACGCGCGCGCCGATACCCATCGACGAACTTTCAAGCGTTGATATAGGACTGGACGTTGCCTATCAAGGCGGGGATGCCTGCGTGCTGTTTGCGCGGCGCGGCCCGTGTGTGATCGCGCGCGAGAAGTGGTATGGGCGCGACACCGAGTTTACGATCAGGCGCACGGCGGCGTTTTGCAGGAAGCTGCACATACAGGGGTATCGGGTCGGCACGGTCGCGGTCGATGCGATCGGTATTGGATCGGGCGTGGCGGCTGGACTCCAGGGACTACAGAACGACGGCGAACTCTCCGTGGGGCGGGTGCTTGCTATCCAGGTCAGCGAGAAGGCCGTCAGCGTCGAGAAATACGAGAATCAGCGCGCCGAACTCGCATTCGCTCTAGCGGAACGGTTTGCCCAAGGCAGCATCGACATGACGCGACTTGGCGAGGCCGGGGAAGATTTCGAGAACCAGGCGCCGCTTATCAAGTGGGACTACTCCAGAAACGGACGGTATCGCATTGAATCCAAAGACAAAATCCGCGCCAGGATCGGCTTGTCTCCGGACGACTTCGACGCCATGTGTCTGTGCTTCGTCGACACGGCCGATGCGTTCGCGGAGAACTACGCCGCCGTCATGGAGGCCGCTGCCTGATGCCTGATATCGATTGGGAGAAAGTCTCGACAAATGCCGGCCAACGGGCGCTGTGGATGCGGTATTGGCAACTACGCACGCCGGAATCACGCGACCTGCTCATTATGAGCTACAAGGGTCTTGTATATAGCCGGTCCCGAAAACTGAGCGATGTGGTAAGGGCGGTTGGGTTGGAGGAGGGAGACATCACAGGGGCGGCGTGGGCTGCGCTTGTGAGCGCGGTCGATCTCTACGATCCATGCCGAGGCAAATCGTCTTTCGCGACCTACGCATGCACGCGGATTGACGGCACAATCAAGAATTACATCCGGGACCACGGAACCCACGGGGGCAGCAACTACAGGCGGTGTCAGCGCGGTGCCGTCGATCCGCCCGAACTTGTGTCCTTCGACGCGCTACAGTTAGACGACAAACTCAGCGAAACATTCGATGTGGACGCTTGCCTTGACCGCGTTATGGTGAGCGACCTGATTGGAAAGTTGCCGGAAGACGAGGCGGAGTTGATCGAGCAGCGCTATCGGCGCAGGATGCGGTTTGTTGACATCGGGCGGATGCACAATTACACGGGAGCGTGGGCAGGCCGACGGCATGAGCAGATCATAGAAAAGATGGCACGTATGGCGGGGTGTGATGAGTCTAGTTAGCCAGGCGCGAACAAGAACGCGGGCGGCAGTCGCGGCACTGCTGGGGAGAAACCCCGTACAGACCACCGAGGTCGGGCGGGGCGCAACGGCGGCAACGCTGGAAACCATCCTCGCCAGGCAGTTCCAGGTGTCGTATGCGCGGACTCAAATACACAAGGATTTGCATCGGATGGATAGGGCGGACGAGATTGTGTCGTTCGCGTTCAACACGATCGCTAATCGTGCTGTGGGGATGGAAGATCCCACCCTCGATGCGTTTGAGGTGACAGTTCAGGCGGAAGGTGATGCCGGCAAGCGCGCACTCAAGACCGCCCAACGCGAGATCGACGATCTGGTGCGGCGTCTGAAGCTGCGCGGAGAGGCATGGCAAATAGTCCGGCGGTTCGTCAAATGGGGAAACGAGTTCCGCGAAGTGCTCATCGACTCCAAGACGATGGATATCGTGGGCTTGAAAGAGTTGCCCGAGCATACGCTGTGGCCCATGACGGACGACAAGGGAAACAAGCTCCCCGGCTACTTCCAACGGCCCGAGAACACGCCGGCTGACACGAAAAACCAGATCCAGTTCGCTGAATGGGAGGTATTGCACTTTCCTTTCGGGGAACTCGACGGGTATATCGGGACTCCGCTTCTGGGCTGTGCGCGGCACAACTGGAAGCGAATCAATATGGCGGAGGACTCGACCGCCGCGGCGCGGATAGTGCGCGCGTTTGCAAAGCTAATCCACAAGGTGCCCACGAGATCCGACTGGAATGTCCCTCAGCAGTTGTCCGCGATCAACATGTATAAGGACGCGATGGCAAAGCGCCCTGTGTTTAACCAGGACCTCTCGACCGTTGACCTGGTGAACGACCCGACGAGCATCAACACGGATTACTACATTCCGGATGATGGTTCCGGGCGGGGCGGCGTGGAAATGATCGACCCCGAAAACGCGCAACTCCAGAACATCAAGGATATCGAGCATTTCATCGACCGTCTGATAACCGCGACCAGCATCCCGAAGCGGTATTTCCCGTTCGAGGGATCTATCCCGAAGCTGTCCGAGGGCGGCGGGCAGGCGGAAGACAAGCATTATGCCTGCACGTTGATGTTCTGTCAGCAGATCCTCAAGGAAGGGCTATCGACACTTTTCGATCGTCAGCTTGTCCTCAAGGGCATAGACCCCAACTCCGTTCGCTACGTGATTCGGATGGCTGACATCAACACGACCGACGCGCTTCGGGGCGCTCAGACGCAGATGGCGCTTGCAAAGACAATGGACACGCTTCTTGAGCGCTACCCCGAGATGCGACCGCACCTCGAAGTCGTGTTGCGCGAGTTCACAAGGATGAGCGATGCGTCCAAGAATACGCTGATCTCCGGGATTACGATCAGCGAAGAGCAACCGCCGGAGGAACCCGGCAAGAACGGGGACGGGAAGGACGATCGAATCCAATTGCCGGGCGCGGGCAATAAAGACGCCCGAGAGAAGGTCTGAGGAGGAAAACCAGATGGTTGACGAGCCGGGTCAGGAAGAACTTGTGCAAATCCGCTGCCTGAAAGGGCCGCAGGTCGTGGGGCATTACACCTACCAGACGCACGAAGTCGCAATGATGCCGAATGGATGCGCGACGTTCCTTGCGGCACGCGGGGTCGTGGAGATATTGCCGGTGCCGGTTGCACAAATCACGATCATCGACGAGGTGCCCACGGAGACAGATTACGACGAGCCCGAGGCTGCTGACGCCGCGGAAGAGTCCGCGCCGCCGCCCGTTCCGAGAGGCGTGCCGCTGGTTACTCGCTATGACCCGGACGCGGAAGCCGATGAGCAGATCGATGCGCACATCGAGTCGGTGATCGGTGCCGAGTCGGACGACTCCGAATCGGAAGATGCTGAAGTCGAGCCGCCCAAGCCAGAGAAGAAGCCCAAATCCAGAAAGGGACGAAAGCCCGGTCGCCCGCGCGGAGGCCACAAGCCGCGTGGTTAGCAGGGTCTTTCGCCGGGCACACCCCGCTTCGCCCCCGGAACGCAGGGTGCTTGCGAGATCCACATATCATCTGATCGAAGTGGTCGGCGAGACTGTTCTGGAGCCGGGCGGGACTGGCTGGATTAGCTGGGGGATGGCCCAACGGCTTCGTGATCTGGGCCGGATTGAAATACTGGAATACGAACGAACCCTGGTAGACGAGATGTGTTCGAACGCGCGTGTCGAGAACATCCCGGATCTGCCGGGGTTTTTCTGTCAGAAGTGTCTTGTGCAAGGGGTTGCTAGGGCGTTCCCCACGAAGCTCGCACGGCACGGACACATCATGCACGCGCACGGCAACTACAGGAGGTCAAATGGTGGGACTAGCCGACAAGAAACGAAAGCAAAAGGAAGAAAAACCCGAGCACGAACCGGTCTTGAAGATGGTTCAAAACGTAACCCGCGTTCCCCAAAGCGTCGGGCGGGGGATGCTGCGGCCCGGCGCGTCGGACGTGATTGACTGCGCCAAGGGCACACTGGGCGAACGGCTGGTGCAAACGGGCGTGCTTGAAATTGCGAGCGAAACTCCCGGACTGGACATGCTCGAAGGGCGCGTACCGGCACCGGTACAATACGACTCTTCGCAACCGACGAAGCAATATCAATGCCCGTTCTGCCAGGAGGTATTCGAACAGGCCGAAGGTCTGGTTCTGCACCTGGCGGACACGCATGTGGCGGCGGTCAACAAGGTCGCAACGGATATGGCGGCCGCAGAAGAAGTGCGCGCGATGACAGGTGAAGGAGCTGCACTCTGATCGACAGGAGGCCGATATGATTGACCTGCTCAAAGCCCGGATATCCGGGCTTGATTCGTTTCTAGGGCAAACACGGGAGATACTGCCGTCCGAACTGGTCGAACCTATCCGCACGACTATGGTTGGGCTCGAAAAACTGGCGCAGGACGACAAGATCGACGAATCCGCCCTGGAAGAGAGCATGTCGGCACTTCTGCAAGGGGCGGTGATCTCGGGCGAAAGCACGGACGATGCGTATGAGAAGTTGATCCGCCGTCTGAATCGGGCGATTCAAGCGAACGACTCGATTCCGGGCGAATACAAGTGGACCGTATTCACCATGCCGGAGTCGGTTGTTATCTCAAGCGAGATCCGGAACCAGTCCGGCAAGTGGGAATCTCGCTACTATCAGGCCGATTGGACTCGCGATGGGGATGCGTTCACGTTCTCCGATGTCCGCGAGGTCGAGATCAAGCAGATCATCACGATCGTTCAGCAGGCGATCGGCGGGTTGGCGAACGCGGAACATACGCCGCCAGACATTGAACTACAAGAAACCCCGGTCGGGGCGGTGATCGAACAAGGCGGCGAAAAGCCGCCTTTTTTGATGCAGCAGGTCCGTGCTCCGATACGGCTACTCGATCAAGGCAAAGCACAGAAAGATGGGACTGTGCGCTTTGGCGGCGTGGCCACGGTCGGTGATGTTGTCAATACGCAAGGACAGGTGTACCCCGCTGAACTGTGGTGCCAACAGGTTGATCTGGCGCAAATCAGCCTTCCCATGGGCAGGGTGATCGGCGCATCAGGTCACAAGGCCGACGGACAGGGCTTTCCCCGTCCGCCTGATCCGCATGAAGTATCCCAGAAGTTCACGAAGCTGGAAATGCGAGGCAACCAAGTCGCATTTGAAGCTGTCACGACCAAGACGCGAGAGGGCAACGACTTGGCCGCAACGCTGATTGCCGGTATCGGGTTCGACATGAGCACGCTGGTAATCGCCACAACGAAGCCGGGAGAGTTCCAGGGACAGAAAGTCGATATTGTGCAGGCGGATGGGTTCCGCCTCATCTCTATCGATGTTGTTCTGAACGGTGCGAGTCCAGGCTCCGCCGTTGAATACGCCCGGCTCCAGGCCAACAAACATCCGGAGCCGCGAAAGGAGACATCAATGGACCCCGATGAGGTCACAAACAAGCAGAACGCCGATGTCGATGGCGGCGGCCCGGATGGAACGGCGACGCCACCGCAGGTATTGCCGCAGGCGGCGCCCGTGGCGGCGCCCGCGGGACTGACGGACGATGATCGGGCAGTGCTCGATCAGGCCCGTGGAGTAACGGCGCAGGCGCAGGCGATCATCGACAGAGACGCGTCGCGTGAACTGGTTCAGAAGCGCAACGCCGCTGTGAGCGCACGGATCGCGCAGATGGTAACGGACAAGGAACTGCCCGAGCAGTTCAGTGACTCCGCTCGGACGATGTTGCAGAACATGTGCGCTACGGACGAGGGGATCGAGGCGGTGATGCCGGCGCTGCGGCAGTCGATACAGCCGTTCCTCGATAGTCACGCTCGCCTTGCGAGCAAGGGGATGTATACCCCGGAGTACAAGGACGACGGTACTTCGGTGGACGCCCCGCAGAGTTACGAAGCGGCCGTCGAGGAATTGATCCAGTCGGCGACCGAACGCGGAATACTGCACGAGGGGAATAGCTCGTGGGTGCCCGGCGCTCTTCCCGACTTCTCCGACACGCGTCTGTGCATGCGGATCATGCTCCAGAACTTCGTCAAGGAGAAGCCGGAACTGGCCGATGCGTGGCTGATGATGCGCAACGGCATGATGAAGAGAGTCGAGGATGCCGAGCAGTTCAGCCGCGACCGGATGTCCGTGCTGCGGCAGGGCGCGAGGGGACAGGCGATTCCCACCGGCGCCACCACGACCGGCGACGTCGCGGCGGCGATCCCGTATGTGATGCCGCTGATGGTCGACATCTTCCCGCAGTTGATCGCGACCCAACTCGGAACGCTTCAGCCGTTGAAGCAGTCGACCGGCCGCGTCTACCACTGGAAGATCACCGACGAGGACGACGCCGATATGTCGGCCGTCGCGAACTTCACTGGCTCGTATGCCAACGACCCGGGTGAGAAGGAAGAGATCAAGCGGCTCAAGGGCAGCTTGACTTCGACCAATGTCACCTGCCTCATCAAAAAGCTCGGTTACGACCTGTCGGTCGAGGTGATGCGGCACCTGCACTCCGACTTCGGCATCGACGGCACCGGCACGATGATCTCCGCGTGCGCCGACCAGGTTGCGCGGGAATGGAACTACAACATTCTCGCGGAGATGGTCAGCGGCGCGACCGCCGGCAACGTCAACTACGGCACTCTGCCGCCCGCTACCGGGAACTACGACGGCGAGCAGTGGCAGAAGCAGATCATCACCCACATCAAGAAAGCCCGCAACCTGATCTACAAGTCGAGGTTCGCGGACACGGTGTGGATCATCGGTGACCCGGATTCGATCGATCGCATCGTTTGGCTGGCTCAGGCCGCCGGCGACTACAAGGGCGATGGCCAGGGGCGAGTCGCCGAGGGAATCGACATCGCCGGTTCTCTGAGCACTGGCGAGCGGCTGGTCAAGGTCGGCTGGTGGGACAGCCTCCAGACAAACACCTTGCTGGTCGGCGCCAAGGGTAAGCAGTGGCCGCAGACGGGCTACGTCATTGCGCCGTATCTCGGTCTGTTCGTGACTCCGATCTGGATCGACCCCGGCACACAGGATGTCGAGCAATCCCTCCAGAGCGAGGTCGCGCATCAGATGCTTGACGGTAAGTATTTCGCGACCGTCACGATGCAGCCTGGTGTGGCCGGCTCAGATCCGTAGAACAGACGGATCAACTACGATAACTAACACTGGCGGAGGGATGGCATCCGAGTCGTTCCTCCGCCGATTGCATGAGGCATACGGGAGCACATGATACCGGTTTTGAACCTTACTCGTGTCCCGCAGGTGTTTGGGCATCACTACCTGCGGCCGGGCGAATGGACGGAAGTCCCGCGAGCGTTGGCGCGGCAGTTGGCGACAAATCCCGACTACCGCATCGACAGCAACGATCTGGCCGAGGACTTTCTGTTCCTGGAAGACGGCGGACACATATTTCTTGGGTGGAGCAGTCCGTTCCACTACTGTGACGGCTACGGCAGTGTTGCGCAGGAGATCGCGCGGACTCTGATCGAATCCGGCGTCAATCTCTCGATCTACACGCGAGACTACGACCCCGGCAAGCCGCAGTTCGGCGGGATTCCTCTCGACCAATGGAGCGAGAGAGCGTTCGTGCCGAAAGCGATCGTCGAATGCCTGCGCCGACCGCAACAGCCCGAGTGCTGCTACGGAATCAACATGACCTGGCCTCGGGACATCCACCATCATCCGTTCCTGCGCGGGATCGGACTGACGATGTTCGAGACTACCACGCCCCCGGCGGCATGGTCGATCGAGATGAACAAGTGCCGGCGGATAATCGTGCCGTGTCGCCAGAACAAAGAGGCGTTCGAGAGGCAGGGGGTTACTACCCCAATCGATGTCGTGTGTCTGGGCGTAGATCCCGACAAGTGGCCGGTTCCGGAACTCAAGCGAACGGAGTATCGGCCATATTTCACGTTCCTGATGGCGGCCGGACTCACGCATCGCAAGAACCCCGTGGGAGCGGCAAGGGCATTTGTAGCCGCGTTTCCACGTGCGCAGTATCCGGACGTGCGATTCGTGTTGAAGACACGGGGTGAACAGACTTCGGGCGGGTTCTGGGACTGGAACAAACGCCTGCCGTCCGATGATCGGATTCGATTTGTGGCCGAGGAATCGACGCCCGCGCAGATGGTGCAGTGGATGCACGACGCCGACGCGTTCGTGTTCCCCTCGCGCGGCGAGGGGTTCGGACTGACACCGTTGCAGGCAATGTCCACGGGCCTGCCGGTGATCGTGAGCAACAACTCCGGGATGAGCGAGTATTGCGACCCGCGCTACAACTATCCGGTGTCGTGCTTCGAAACGAAAGTGCCGCACGTTTCCAAAGGCGGCTACCCCCCAGACTGGGGCGATGTCGGAAACTGGTGGGAGCCCAACTTCGATGAACTGGTTGCCCGCTATCGGCAGGTTTACGAGAAGAGGGAGAGCGCGCGAAAGACTGGGCTTGCCGCGGCGAAGTGGGTGCGCGAGCAGTGGACAGTCAAACGAACGTGCGAGTCGCTGTTGCGGGTCGTGATGAATGATGCGGGAGGGGCATAGATGCGGGTTCTTGTAACGGGAGCGACCGGGTTTGTAGGGCAATACCTCATTGACGAACTACTGAACTCCGGCGATTATCAGGTCTGCGCGCTAACGCGGGTGCGGTCGAACGATGCAGTTGTCGATCGACTGAAGCGCAAGGGCGTCCATTGCATCCCGGGCGATGTGACGGACGTGCTCAGTGTATCGGCGACGATCCTAGAGTCGCAACCGGATGCGATCTTCAATCTGGCGGCTCAGTCGTTTGTCCCGGCCAGTTGGCACGAGCCGGAAGCGACACTACGTACTAACCTGAACGGCACACTGAACGTGTTGGAGATGGCGAAGCGGCACGTGCCCGACTGCGTTGTGCACGTGTGCGGTTCCAGCGAGGAATACGGGCTGGTGCACGAGGCGGAGATCCCGATTACCGAATCCAACCCGCTTCGACCGAGGTCGCCCTATGGCGTCTCGAAAATCGCGGCGGATCTGTTGGGTTATCAGTATGCGCAGTCGTTCGGCATGAGTGTTGTGCGGACGCGAGCGTTTAATCATACGGGCGTGGGTCGTGGGTTGGCTTTCGTCGAAGCGGCAATTGCGCGTCAGACCGCGGAAATAGTGCTCGGGAAGCGAGAGCAGTATTCCCTTGGCAACACGGGAGCGGTTCGGGATTATACAGATGTCAGGGACACCGTTCGTGCCTACCGACTTCTCGTGGAGGCGCATAACGAGGGCGTTATCAAGAACGGCGATGTGTTTAACATCTGTAGTGGCAAGGGTTGCCCGATCAGCCGAATCGTGACGATTGCATCAGAGTGCGCTTCGATCCCAGAAGCCAAGATCAATCGTGACGCGGACAAGATGCGGCCGTCCGATGTCCCCACGCTTATCGGCGATGCCTCGAAACTCCGCATTGCAATCGACTGGGAACCGCGATTTAAGATCGAGGACACGATCAAAGAAATGGTCGGCTGGCAGATTACGGAGGTCGATCGAGACTGATGGTAAACGCGATTCGAAGGCGTAGTAGGATGCGCAAGGCAAAGCAGCCAACGGCAACCGAGGCAATGGTTCCTGTGTTGAACATGACCGGGCGAACACAGGTGCACGGGGTCTATACGCTGCCGGCCGATCAATACACGCCGATTCCGTCGAGTTTGGCCGAACGGCTGATTGCGGACAATGCCGGCTATCAGACAGGTTGCCAGAGTGACACAGAGGTTCGTTGCGGGGGACTGGCCTACGGTTATCGCATTCCAGCGCGGAGCGTAGCTTACCGGAATGTGGGCACTTGGCCTTCTGTCGCTGTCGTCGTTCCTGTTTATAACTGCCCGGATCTGTTAAGTAGATGTATCGACGGGCTCAGAAAGACATCCTACGCGGGCAACGTCGTCTTCGTGTGGGTGGACAATGGCAGCACCAACGATGCCACACGAGCCCTCCTGAAAGACGCGCCAGGCAGAGTATTGAGACTGGACAAGCGGATGGGCTTTGCCGCTGCGGTCAACCGGGGGATCGAGTGTGCAGATGCGAGCCACTACGTGCTTTTCAATCAAGATTGCGAGGTGTGCGATGCCGGGTGGCTGACGGCGTTGATGAGTTGGATGCAATTACGGCCTCAATGTGGGGTCGCGGGAGCCAAACTGCTCTACCCGGATGGAAAGATCCAGCACGTAGGGTTGGAGTTCCCGAAGGGTTCCTGTGGGATTCATCGCTACAAGCGTGCTGAACTATCTGCTGTGGATGCGGGCGATTACGAACTGGTCCCGGCCGTGACGGGCGCGGTGTTTGCGCTTCGTCGTTCCGTGTATGAGGAACTGCGGGGCTTTGATACGGCATACGTCTTCGGGAACGAGGACACCGATTTCTGTTTCCGTGCGATGCTGCATGGCTGGGAAGTCTGGTATGTTCCGGGTTGTGTCGTGACGCACATCGACAACGGGGTGCGGAAGTCATCTGCGCGCACTGCTGCGTGGGCTCAAACAGAAACGACAAAGGGCGAAGGGGTGTTCCGTGAACGCTGGGGCGACGTCGTTGATCGGTGTGCTGAAGAAACCGTCAGGTTCCTATTACCACGCTATGATGATTCCGAGCGATGCAGGCTGGTAATGTTGATCGCCAACCGGCTGGTGTCCTGCGGCCAGAAGACTACCGTGCACACGTTCGAAGGGCGTACTCCGCCCACGGACGCTCTGTTTGGTTCCGGGCGGATAGACAGATTGCAGAGGGCCGACACCCTCGTAGCAACCGGATGGGAGACTGTTGGAGTCGCCGGTCCGATACAGGCAAAGCGGGCGTATTATCTGGCTTGCACCGAGGATGACAATGAGGCAGCCTCGTTCCTTGGACAAGCCGCCGTTCGGCGTCAACGCGCACCCGAAGATTACGAGATCGTGTCTCTGACTGGCTCGCCCGTGACAGTGGTCGGCGATGCGGATACGGTCATAGACAAGGCCGAAGCTGTCGTCAGAGGCGCAAGCGAACTTCTGGGGGTGCGTTATCATGTGTCCTCATAACGTCCTTTTGGTCGGCCCCAGCAAGAAGACAAGTTCGGTTGCGAACTGGAGCGCGCCACACATCGGGTTGCACAGGCTCGCGGCGTGGCTTCGCGCAGAAATACCCGGTATACGAGTAGACGTGCACGATCCCTGCAAGGATGGCATGCCGGGCGACGATCTATTCGAACACCGCACGACTATCGGGTTCTCGCCTCTTTCGGAAACACTGGCGTCGGACATTGCGCTGATAAACCAGGCCAGCCGCGCCAACCCCGGCGCCGACTTGGTTGTCGGCGGCGTGGAAGCGACCCTGAACTACCAGGAGATCCTTGACAAGTCACCAGTGCAGTGGGTCGTGTTGGGGACGGGCGAACGTGCACTTGCCGGCATTGTGCAGGGAGAGGCGCCGGAGGATATACCAGGAATCATCTACCGACGGTGGAATAACCCGACGCTCAACTCCGATCTTTGGGACTTCTACGAACAACTCGACTTCTCCGTTATGGGCTACGAAGACTACTGGCAACAGACCGCCAGATTGTATGCGAAGCCCAACTACCGGGATATACGGACCGTCCGTCTCGTTACGAGCACGCACTGTAACCGCGGATGTGCGTTTTGCAGCGTGACTCAGTGGCAGCGATTGGCCGTTGGGCGCCTGACGAAGCCTGCGATGCTAAATGCCGAGCAGCTATTGAGTCTGTGTGCACGCGTGAAGCGCGAGGTGCCGGAAACCGAGACGATATACTTCTGCGAAGATGATTTCTGCCACTCTCGAGAACGGGTCGAACACTTCTGCGAGAAGTCGGCGTCACTCGGGTTGTCCTACCTCGTGCAGACCCATAGTTCAAGGGTTGACTTGGATCTGGTTCGCACGCTGGCCCGGGGCGGCGCAAGGCATCTGACGCTGGGGATCGAGAACGCAAGCAAGAATGTGCTGGCGAGCTTCAATAAGCCGCAAGACCTGGCGCGCATACCCGATATCATCTGGTGGTGCGAGGACAACAGGATCACGCCATATCTGCTCATCATCCTGTTCGCACCGAGCGCGACCGTTGCCGACTTGCAGGAAAACGTGAGTGCTGTTCTTGAGTGGGCGCGGATGGGCGCGACTATATCGGTGGAACCCTACACGATGCCTTACCGCGGCGCTCCTCTCTACGAATCAGCGCACGAGTTCGGCTGGTGCGTGACGGAGATCGAGGGCACAGACCTCAAGATCAAGCAGCCAACCGTCATTCTGCCGGACGATCTTCAAGTCCGCGCGATCATGCTGGCATTCAACCGAATGTGGCCGGCATATCGAGACAAGCATGCGCCGTCTCACTCGTTCAAGGGCACGACCGGCATACTGATGGTGGGGTTGCTGCAAGAGATCCTGGCAGACCCTCCTCCTGTCGCTGCTGGTTCTGGCGCGGCGACATGGCAGCAGATCACATCGGACAGGCAGGCCAAAGAGGTGTCACCGTGAGGATACTCTGTGTTTACCCCGCATTGATGAGCGGCTGGTCGTCATACAACGAGCACGGCGGCAGTGATTCTACTTACATCAATCACGGGTTTGCTATGCTGTCCGCCGTCTTGAAGCGCGCGGGGCATGACCCGTTCTTGGTGGACTTGCGATCGTTCTCCAGTTGGGATCAATTCGAGGATGTGGTCAAGAAAGCCGACTACGACTGGAGCATGATGAGTTGGCTTACGTGTGATGATGCTCACGCACGGCGTGCTGCTGAGATCGTCAAGCGATGCGCGCCGAACAAACCGCTCATTGGTGGCGGCATCCACCTATCGGTGACTCAAGCGCGGGAATACCCGAACATCGACTGCATCGTGTGGGGCGAGGGCGAGGAGCGGATACTCGATATCGCCAATACCATTGACGCCGGCGGATCTCTGGAAACCGTCTACGAATTGAAAGCCGTGGAAGATCTCGACTCATTGCCGTTTGTGGACCGGGGCTTCTTTAATCCACGAATGGAAGAGACGTCCCCTATCCTTCCCCTGCTTCCCGAACCGTTCGTGACTCTGGTGGCAGGCAGAGGATGCCCGGGGAAGTGCACGTTCTGCGCTCCGAGCAGAGAATTGATCTCTGGGAAGCGTGTGCGGATACGCAGTGCCAAGCACGTCATTGAGGAAATATGTCTGCTCAACTCGCGTCCGGGCGGCATCGGCAGCCTGATGATCCACGATGATCTATTCGGGTCGCGGCGCTGGATGCAAGAGTTCGTCGAGTTGTGGAAAGAACGACTTCCGCGAATACCGTTCTGGTGTCAGTTGCGGGCAGACAACATCCTGCGTCTTGGCGAACTGATCCCCGAGATGGCAGAAATTGGGTTCACGTGGGTCAGTCTTGGACTGGAGTCCGGTTCCCAACGAATGCTCGACTTTCTAAAAAAGGGCACAACGGTCGAGCAGAACATCGAAGCGAGCGCTCTCTTGCACGCAAGCGATGTCAACATTTTCGGCAACTACATCATCGGACTGCCGACCGAGACTACGGCCGATCTGGATGCTACAGAACGAATGCTGGCCGAGATCAAGCCGGAATACCACGCGCGGTCGGTCTACACCTCGTATCCGGGCGCGCACCTCTATGACTGGGTTCGCGCGAATAACTACTGGGCTACGGATGTCGGCGCCCCGGATGGTCATTACGGGGTCGGCCCCTATCCTTACGATCGCAAGATCAAGGGCGTGGACTACGAGTATGTATTCAGCCGGGCGGCTGATTGGTGTGCCAACTACACCTCGCCACTGAGAGAATATAGAGGGAGAGGGTAGGCGCGTATGCCGGAAGAACGACAGTGCTCGGTTTCAATCATAGTTGTCAGTCATAACAGGCCGAAGTATCTGACCGAAGCGTTGGATTCCATCTTCAAGCAGACTATTGATGACTGGGAAATCATCATTGTCGAGAACAGCGATCCCGACAATGAGGCCCGAAGAATCTGCCGAGAAGCGGAAAAGGACTCGCGGATTCGGGTCATCTACCACGACCGCAACGTCGACAACATAGCCGCATGTTGGAACGAAGCTCTTGATGTGATGAACGGGCGCTACTGGGCCACCCTTGATGACGACAACCGCAAGTGCGACACGTTCTGCGAAGAAGCCATCCGTTGTTTTGAGTCTGACTCCGCGTTGTATGCCGTCGTATCGGGTAGCAGGAACTTTGGCGACCATACCGGGATACACATCCCGAACCCGATCCAGATCCGCACACTGAGAAAGGACAACTTCATCGACAGTGGCGAGATCGTGTATCGCAGAGAAACGCTTGAGAAGGTCGGTTACTTCGACGAGCGGATGGTCAGCCAGGAAGACTGGGATTACACCGTTCGATTCTTCGGCATT